GTAACACTAAAATTATTCGGGGTCCAGTTGTTCCCCAGCCCGCTATAGTCCTTCCCTAATGTGCTGGCAGTGTTGCTGGAGTTATCGTCAAATTTCAGATAGAAACCATTGGTGCCATAACTGCCGCCGCTAAATGCTTTAGGTATCCACTGCCCGGTGGTTGCGTCAGTCTCCGCAAATGATGCCGGGGTGAGTGCTTGCCCGTCGATAAAGTGGATGTTGGCAAGGTAGCCGTTGAAATAGCTGCCTACACCACCGTTGTTTGGACTTTGCTCTGCGCCAATGGCGTGATTGTTGGCCGAGTTAATACCTGTAGTCGTGGGGTTAGTGCTAGTGCTAGTCCAAGTGACTTCAGTATTGTTAATCCACGCACGCAACTTGAGAGCGTCTGTCCCGCTGCCCAGATTAGCGGTAATAACCAAATGATACCAAGCTGAGCAATCTCTGTAGACTGAATTAGAGGTTCTAAAATATACGTTATACCCACCAATAACCAACTGATCAGAAGAATTGAACAGAAATGCCATCCAATCGTTATCGTTGGTTGCGGTTGCGCCGCTAAAAAATCTTTGCAGGACACCTAGCTGCGATCTCTTTATCCATGCACTGAAGGTCCAAGTGGTTCTATTGCCGGCAGAGGGGAAAACGCGCCCGCAGTACGAACTATCTGGACCGTTGTAGCGGAGGGATCTACTCACCTGGAATCCGCCAGCAGCGGCTGCATCAGCGGCTAAGAGAAGCGGATTGACGTTTGCGGGGATGCTCATCTAATCAACCTGAAAAAAATCGGTAATTTAAAATTATGCCTTTACGTCTTGCACCAGTCTGTAAGCAATGCTTGTTGAATTCCTTACATAGTATACAAGAATGTCAACAGCTCCACTGGTTGCGGTAAGGGACGGTGTGCTGCCTGAACCACCGGGATAATGCCAATACGAACCATATCCAGCAGTGTTACCAGAACTTCCTTGAACAATTGTAATACACCCAGCTTGACCAGAAATAATATTGGTTGGGTTTTGAAATACTGTATTTCCGGTCAATGTGACTTGAAAATTATTGCTTAAGCTAAAATCAGCGGCAATGCCAGTAGCATAAGTAAGAGTGCTGATACCACCACGCTGTCCGCCACTATAAGTTTGTCCCGTACTGCTTAGAGCTGCGTATCCGGAAATACCACCACTAATTGTTATAGCATTGAGTTGAGTAAAACTTCCAGTTGTACCAGTAATTGTGGCGCCTGAAACCGTGGTTGTACCTACAATTGTTATGCCGGTAATGCTAGTTGCTTGAACAGTTGTACCAGTAATTGTGGCGCCTGAAACCGTGGTTGTCCCTACAATTGTTATGCCTGTAATGCTGGTTGCTTGAACAGCGGTACCCGTAATAGTTGCCCCTGATACAGTTGTTGTCCCTACAATTGTTATGCCAGTAATGCTAGTTGCTTGAACAGCGGTACCCGTAATAGTTGCCCCTGATACAGTTGTTGTCCCTACAACTGTTATGCCTGTAATACTGGTTGCCCGTACTGCTGTACCGGTAATTGTGGCACCAGAAATACTTGTTGTATAAACGCCTACAGCACCTGTAATTGTTTGAAAATTTGCAGTTGTACCAGAAGTGGTGACCCCGGTTAGATTTGTAAAACTTCCGTAATTACCTTTAACTGTGTCACCAGAAATGGTTCCTGTGACAGTTAAACTACCAGAGGTAGAAGATACAAGACCGGAAACTGTAATATTTTGATCAGCGCCACCATTGGTAAATACAATGTTATCAACTTTGATTGTGCCGTATGCCATGGTAAATCCTTTTCTTTTATTTTACTGTAGGAACAATACTTTGCTATGGAAGAATTATCAAAGGCCCTTGGATAATAAATCCAGTTGTATTACCAGAAACGACGCCTGAGCAAACAAGAGCCGGAGTTGCACCTGACGGTGTTGTAATAGCAATTGTACTACCAGTAACAGAAGTAAATTTACCTGTAGTACCTGTGACTGTCGTACCTGATACTGTTACAAAATTAGCTGTAGTGCCTGTGACAGTTGTACCGGTAACAGTTGTAAATCCTGCAGTGCCACCTGTAACAGAAGTAAACTGACCTGTATTACCGGTGACTGTAGCACCTGATACTGTTACAAAATTAGCCGTAGTGCCTGTAACAGTTGTACCAGTGACAGTTGTAAATCCTGCGGTGCCACCTGTAACAGAAGTAAACCGACCCGTGCTGCCGGTAACAGTTGTTCCCGAAATTGTAACAAAATTACCTGTGGTACCGGTGACAGTCGTACCAGTGACAGTCGTAAATCCTGCAGTACCACCGGTGACAGAAGTAAACTGACCTGTATTACCAGTGACTGTAGCACCTGAAACAGATGTTGTACCTACAATTGTTGCCCCTGTAACATTAGTCGCTTGAACAGATGTTCCAGTAATTGTTTGACCTGATACTTGAGTTGTGAATACACCGGATACAAAATTAGCGGTAATACCAGTAACGGTTGTACCTGAAAGAGTAATAAAATTAGCCGTTAAACCGGTTACCGTTTGTCCACTAATAGTGCCTGTTACGCTAATACCTGATCCAAAGTAACCACTACCGTAAACAAAAAGATCACCAGAAATTACAGAGTTAGGAAAAATAATATTACCAAAAATACCAGTTGCTGCTGTAATTGTTTTTTGTACATTTAAAGAGCCGTTTATAGTTCCACCCGAAGTAGTAACGTAATAAACTTTTAAGTATTCGTTAAAACCTGAAATAGTAAGTTTTTTATTTTTTAACGTAGGGTCAACTTCATAGACATGCACCAAGGTAAACAGATCTTGTTCTGCTATCTGATTACCTTCTATAAGTGGTAGTTCGGATATTCTTCGATTAGCCATTAAATAAACAACAAATTCCCCTGCTAAGATTATAGGTCCTTTTTACTTATTCCACTTTACTTCGATGCGTGGAAGATTGTTTGCTAGTTGCCAAGCACCTTGAATGCCTAGTACCAAACCGCAAGAAAGCAAGAACACAACAATCAATTCGGCCACGGTCAAATTACGACGTACATAGACAACCCGATCAGGAGCAGGGGTAGCCTTAGGGGCGGGACGTACGGGAGCAGGAGCTACACTTTGATTCAATGTTGCTTGAATAGCTTGCGCACGAGCCTGTGCCTTGAGTTGCTCCAGGAGTTCCGGAGAGATGTATCCTTCAGGAACTTGAGGAGCCTGGGGAGGGGTACTGGCAGGAACTTGATTTTCTTCCATGGGTAACAATTTGTTTGTTTTAAAGCTAGCATAAAAAAAGAAATATTGACACCATGCAATACGGACTAAGAAAAAGCCTTGAGGATATTGCGGTCGAACTAAAAGGCATTAAGACTATCCTTGGTTCTATGTGGCATTCTCGCTACAAAACAGAAGAAACAGATAGGATGAACCCAGAGCTTTACGCCGATGAATACATATCAACAGAGGAATGTGCCAAACGATTAAACGTATCTGACCAAACCATACGAAATTGGATTAGTAAATCTAAACAAAACAAAGGCCAAGGATGGGTAGAAGGCATACACTATATTAATATTTGCCCACGTACCAGCGGCAAAGCTGTTATCAGAATCCCGTGGCATGAGCTGGTGCGTTCCTTTGCCAAAGATCGGCCTGTGGAACCAAGCGATCTAAGGAATCGAACCATGTATAACAACAGTATTAGCGCACATTTATAATATGTCTCATTTAATACAAGATCTAGACGTAACCACGGTTACTCTTGAAAACTATTCTCAACTACTTCCTAGTATTATTGCTAAGCAGGTTGAGCATTTTTTGCCTCCCTTTGGATCGTTTGATGATGGATGCCTCCAGCGTTACCTAATGAACATTCGTGATTACGAAGAGGAAGACGCCAACTCAAGCATGACCCTGGCCAATAGATTGCGGTTAGCATTTGCTGACATGACACCAGATACAATCTGTGGTAGATTTCCGCAAGCGGAATTGTCTCTTAAGAGGAGGTTGCGATGTGTGGCCGAGTACTTGATCCGTGCCAAAGAATTCAATAAACTAAAAGATGAAAATGGAACCTTGGTAAAAAAACGTGGAATAATCGGTAAGATGGTCTGTGTCTACCAGCCGCTCCCTAAACTTCTTGAATCACTTGAAAAGCAAGGATTTATTAAACCATGACAAAACGTGAAGAGCTTCTGGCTACACTGTTAGACAAAGACTACTCTCCAGAAAAAGCAAAAATCCTAGATGCAACCGTACGCTTTATCCTTGGTGACATGGGTAAAATGTATATTGAATTTTGGGATAAAGAGGGTCCTGGAATTATGATCTTTCAACCAATGTTGAAAGACAAAAGTATGTTTTATTGGACACTAGCAGAATTGCATTCGGCACAAGAAGAGTGTGAAGAAAACAATAATGACGACCTTGCTGAAAGTTTTCGCAGGATATTATCTGCTGCTCAGAAAATTAATCCAGCGGAAAAGGCTGGATACATTATTTGCGATAATGACGGCTTGCGTTATTTTGAAATTAATTACAATCAGATGACAGAATAATGGCAATCCTTCGTCCCTTACGCAAAGAAGATCAAGAGCTGATTACTAACCCTGACTTAATATCTGCAGCGTACGCCTTGTTGGGGGAGATTGATTTAGATGTTGCCAGCTCTAAGGTGGCAAACAGCTATATAGAAGCTCTTAATTATTACACGCCTCAGGATGACGGTTTAAATAATATTGAATGGTTTGGCAAAGTTTATTTATTTCCCCCAAGTGGTACATATTACTTTGACAAAAGACTTGATAAATGGAAGATGACACGGTCCAACGCTACTGCAATTACGTCGTCTCATGCGGTGTGGTTCCAAAGGCTCTACCGTGCGTGGTGGAATAATGAAATCGAGCAAGGTTTATATTTTACAAATTGCCCTGACATGATTCGGTACGAACAAAAAATCTTTGATTTTCCTATCTGCATTCTTAAAACTGCTCCTGATTTGATTAAAAATTCTAGCGAGGGAATCTCTAAACACCGTACCTGTACATCCATGGTTATTTACTTGCAGCCCAAAGACAACCCTGGAGGGGCGACTCAAAAATTTATAGATATTTATGAAGAAAAAGGGCGGATCATCTGCTGATAAGCTACACTACGTAAGACCGAACACCTCAGATGGGCCTTCTTTGCGACCGGGAAATCAAAGATCTTGCCTTGAATCATGGCATGATTGAGCCATTTGTGGACCATATTGTAAGAGAAGAGGATGGTAGGCGGCTACTCAGCTATGGCTTAGGTTCTTATGGGTATGACATACGTTTGTCTCCCATGCAGTGCTTGGTTTTTGGACGTATTGACGTTGGTGAAACTGACCCAAAGAATTTTAATCAAGAGATTCTACGTCCTTCCGAATTACTAGAAGATGAAAGGGGTAAATATTTCTTGATTCCTCCTTATGGATATTGCTTGGCAGTAGCAGAAGAACGCATTGCTCTTCCAGAAGACGTTACTGTCATTGCAATGGGAAAAAGTACATATGCTCGCTCAGGAATTATTACAAATATCACTCCGGCAGAAGCCTGTTGGGAGGGACACTTAACCCTTGAAATCAGTAATGCAACACCTTTGTTTAATCGTATTTACGCAAATGAAGGTATTATCCAGCTAATGTTCTTCAGGGGAAATCCTTGCAGTACAACCTATGAAGACCGCAAAGGCAAGTACCAGGATCAACCCAAGGAAATTGTTACGTGCAGGGTATGAAGCCAGATGCGCACGATATTGATCAACGATTAAAGATATTACAAGTTATTACTAAAGCCGTGGTGCACCAGGAGAATGATCTCTTGGTGTCCGCACTTTCAACTTATCAGACTGATAATGTCCAATGGGTATTAAATATAATACAAGAATTATTCAATGAGTTCCAGGATGCTTTAGAGTTGCAAGACTATGGTCACTACTTAGACGAAGGGTAAACCATACGTGCTTTTAGGCTTAGCTGAATATTGAGTACTGCCTACGGGAGAAAAAACTTCCCCTTGGTCTGCGCCAGTTGCTTGTCTAATTTCTGCATTCTGTTTAAATTTACCAGCTGACTTTGCTGCCGCCATAAATTTTTGTACTCTTTCCTGTTGCCTTGTATTGCTAGTGTTGGCGCGACCAGCTGTTCGTTGCTCGTCTGTATCTAGGTTTCGTGTATCAACGCCGTAAGCATGTCCTGGGTTTAGATCTGAAGTATCTCCAACAGATGTCCCAGCATCTATTGAGGGATCATATCCATCAGGGATATACCCTCTTGGTGAATCTTTGCGTGGCTCGTAGAATCGTCCCATGTTAATATTGTAATCGAAGAGATTTAAACAAATGCATAACGCAATAAATGCCGACGATTTCTTAAATGAATTCATGCAACGTGGTATTCCTATTCATGATGAAGTCAGCCGTCGTTGTTTAACTGAATGCGACTTTGGCGCTGAATTAGATAATGAAGAGAATGACGTTCCTCTTTATGATCAGTATAATAGGGGTCTGGTAGCTACCCAAGCTGACCGCCCACGTTTGAATCTTGCCCTAGAGGGGAACCAATGCGCCACCAACTCAATGACGGAAGGGAGCCGACCGGGAGTTACGGGTTACATTCCGAGTGTGGAGGAAGGTATGGAGATGGGTGCCATGCCACTGGGGAAAGGAGCAGTAGTGCTGGACCTGAATCAGATTCCGGTAAGGGAAAAGAAACTGACAGCGATGCGGCGCGGAATGTAGTTGATGCAGTCAATCACCCTCCTCACTACAACCAGGGGGGTGTTGAGTGTATTGAAGCTATACAAGCTGCGTTAACGCCTGAAGAGTTTCGTGGATATTGCAAGGGAAACGCTATAAAATATATCTGGCGCGAACGCATGAAGGGCCAAGCTGAATCTTTGGAAAAAGCAGCCTGGTACTTGGGGCGTCTTACTTAAAAAGGTAAAAGGGTTTCATCGTCGTCTTCGCTCTCCTCGTCTTCGTCATAGCCATACATCTGAGCTAGCTCTTCCAGCTCTAGTTCAGATGATAGATCAAATTCAATATTGACACCTTCTTCTACCAGGATATCTTTAATGGCTGTGATTTCTACTAGACGTTGATTGTAAAGATTTAACAAAGCTGCATATAACTGATCCCAAGTCATTTCTGCAGCCTGAAGCTCTGCTTTACGCATGGCAAATTTAAACTCCAGGGGAAGGTCTAGTTCCTGGGGCTCAGCTGAGGGTTCCATCAGAAATTCCATGTTTCACCTGTACCTATTCTAAAGCTTACACTGTAATTTCACCCTGCTGTAATTTTGACAACTTGAAATCATTTATAAATTCAGCAAGGATCATAGGATGAATTGCTGCTTCTAGACGTTTAATAGCTCTGCTTTGCACGGGTGAATGGTCATACCTCTCAAAGGCATTCAACAAAAGTTGACCGCCAAATCCTGGTACACCATCTTGAGAGCCAATTAAAAAAAGATTAATTTCTTCTCGCCTTCTGTAGATAAGGCTGCTTACGACTTGATGATCTTGGTCAAAGACCCAACGATACATTTCTTCTGCTACAATTTCCCGATCTTCATCTTCTATTGCATCCAAGATGTCGCTGTAAAGAAATGGTTCCCAGCCAATGGAATGAATGAAAGAAACCAAAGCTTCTTCCATGTGGGTATTAAGTCCTGTTATTTCTTTAGCAAGGGATTTTTTAATTTCTTCTATTTCGTGATACAAGTATTCTTTTGCTTTTTCATATGTACATAACTGGCCTCGGCCAACAGGTTCTCCATTGGGATAGTACTGGCTACCAAATCCAATAGTGTATGGAGCTGTGCCAGTGGAGGGATCAGGAAAAGATTTTTCATTGAACCCTTCATATTTCACGATGAGATCAATGCCAGTAGGTAGATCTTGCACGGTGGAGGTAAGCACGATACCACCATCATACATAAGTAATTTAAATTACGTTAGTTTTTATTTACCAGAGCCGAGAGCATGCCCAGTATTTAGGTGTGTTTTTATCCATAGGTTTATCACATCCCATCCGTGCCCTAAAGTTGGTTCTGCGATCTTTGTCGTGATGCTGAGTATAGTCTTGATAACCCCTACGTCCATACCTTACAATTTTTTGTTCTCCGTCATAGCAAGATTTAACAACCCATTTATGAGTATCCCCAGCTGGCGCCCTCTGAGGTTTATTGCATTGCATGTTTTCTTTTTTGTATCTACCAGCGGCACTTGCTGCCTTTCGATGTTGTTCAGACATTATTTTTTAAGGAGTGAGGTGAAATCACTAAGGAAAGAATCTGGTGTTGTGGTTGACGAGCTATCTTCTTCATCGTCTAATCCTATTTTAAAGTAACTATCCGTTTTAATTGGTATTTCTTTTGCCGGTGGTTCGATAAAATTTTGAATTTTGGTTAATGCTGCTATTGGATCTTTAGCGTCAAATGACAAATCAAGCTTAGGCATTTTTCCTTTAGTGACATCAGTTAATAATTTAATGTCTTCTGGACTAGTGTCTGGCATATAGTCAGAATAAAAAGATTGCTCAGTTCCTGTGTATCCAGCTTTTTTAAAAATATTATAAAGTTCAGTTTTTTCAGTTGTTGTTTTATCTTCTGGTCTTTCAATATAAGTAATACCAAGCTCTGCTTGTGTTGGTGTTTTTTCTAACTCTTGTAAAGTCTTAATGTTTGCTCTTATTGTTTCTGCGCTACCTGTTGTAATACTGTCTGTTATTGCTTTCTTAATTTCATCAATAGATGCTGAGTCATCTAGGTCGTACTGTTTTAATAACTTGGTCCAGCTGTCTCTATTTAATAAAGGATCAATGCCTTTAAGTAACGTATCCGCAAATTCTTCTGGCTTTACAAAAGAACCAAATACACTGCCAATTGACTGAGCTTTTGTTGCTACAGGGCTTTCCAATTTCATCTGCAACGTAGATGCTGGATCCATCGCAGCATCATATCCTTTCCTTAAACCAAGAATTTGATAGTGCAGCTTAGCAAATATATCTTTGTCAGTTAAATCTTTAACATTGTATAGGTAAGCATTCTCGGCCCATGTACCAAGATAAGGTAAATTAGGATCTATTAAAGCATCTGGATTGGTTTTAGCTGTTTCCCAGTCTTTAGTAACGTTTGCCTTTTGATCATTGTAGAGACTTTCTTTTTGCGTGGCATATTTGTCATCAGGATTAAAATAAAAATCAGTGTTGAAATTAACATCAAACTTAGTATCCAGATCTCCTTGCATCGCTTGAGCAACACTTTGTGCATAGTTTTTGACTTCTGTAATTCTATCCGTGGTTTGAAACACATTCTTTTCGCTGTCTTTAACATTCATATAATCAGCAAACTCATCCATTGATTTAGAATAATCAAATCTTGGTTTTAAATATTCGTCAATAAATTGACGAGCAAAAGAAGCTTCTATTTTTACTTCTTCTGGGACTCCTGTATCACCTGTGTAAGTTAAAGTTAAATCCCGATTTTTTTGTTTATCTAAATCTTTAACTTGTGTTTCTAAACCTGTCTTTAATGATTTTAGATCTTCATCTAAGCTTACATTGCCAACCTGAAGCCTTGACAATAAGTTCGTACCAGTAGTTCCTTGTGCTTTTAAAAACTCTGTTAATTGCTCACTTGTATTGAATCCTGCTTTCTTAGTAAATTCATCCGTAAATTTTTTATTGGCTGTGCTATAAATCTTAGTTGGATCTGATTGCAAAGCAGCATTGACAACGTCTAAAGTATCTTCTGTAGATTGATATTGTTTGTAATCAATACCGTATTTTTGAGTTAAAGTATCATCAAACCATTTTTGCCAATTATAAGTAGTGTTGTTTTGTAATCCAGTAATTTTGCCTAGTTGAGTTTCCAGATCAGTTGTTATATCTGCTTCAGTTTTGTTTTGTGACCTGGCAAGAAAACCGCCAATGCCCGAATCTCCAATTATTGAATTAGCAAGTGTTTTGTTTAAGTCCATGATTTCGGAGAATCCTTCTAAACCCCGATATACATCCAACATATTTTCTTTGCTTTTTGCTTTATTCAGCTCAGTAATAGTATCTTTTAATACATTTTGAGCTAAAGCGCCATATTTTTTTGTGTCTTGTAATTCTTTTGGGCCTAGTATTTTAGAAATCAATGCATCAAAAGATGGCCCTTGTCCCAAGGCTGAATCTTTAATCTGTTGTTTTTCTAAATCTGTCGGTTTCTCTAAATAAACATTTGCTTCTTTTGTTTCTTCTGGCGCATATCCACGTATGCCATTAGCCTTGCCTTGCGTTGTATAGTGTGCCCTATAGAAGTCTTTTTCATCATTGTTATATCGTTCTGTAATATCAATATTGTCGTCTTTTACGGCTTGCTCCCATTCGGCTGTTGCCTGAGGAACCTGTGTTTTGTAGTAAGCAGTATCTAGTTCTTTTAGACCACCAGGGGATGGCGGCTTGATTCTTGTAGCAGGATCCCAGGGAGTTAATTTTTCTGTGCGATAAAATAATTTATAACTGTTTTCTATTTGCTCACGTGTTGCTTTGTCAATAGTTCCGTCTGTCTCTAGCCTTCTTATTAAATCTCTTTGCGCTGTATATGTACCACTGGTAGTGTTATTTGCAATTGCAAGAACTTGTTCATAAGCTTGATTTTTTTTAGCATTTGCAATATTTAAAGCTCGGTTAGTATCATTTGCGTTACGAACTCTTGTATTGTAATCTGCATCAACGGCATTTCTTTGGGTGTTAATTGCATCTTGATTTGCATAATATTCAAACATTTTATAATCAGCCGCCGTGGGCTTGTATCCAAGCGCAATAGGCGTTGCATATCCATTCCAAAAAGACGATGCTTGATTTGTAGGTATTAAGCTTTTTTCTGGTTCGTCAGTTTTGTAATCAGTTTTTTCATTCCCCTTGCGCCACCTTTTTTCAATAGCATCATAAGTAAGTCCTGGAGGATCGGGAATTGCAGGAATACTGGTAACAGGTTTTACTGTTACAGGTTTTGTTGTTAAAGGTAGTGTCGTACCTGGAACAACGGCAGCGGGAGTTGCTGCTGAAGGAGTGCCTGTTGCAGTGGGAGTTACTGGTGGTGTTACTTCAGGAGCTTGAGTGGTTGCTGCAGGAGCAGGTGTTGTTGATGTAGGAGCTGCACCGGGGGTTAAAGATCTTTGCTCTTTACCAGAAAGAACATAATCAATATAATGTTCAGTAGCAAGATCAATGTTTTCACCAAAGGCATTTCTTAAATCTGAGTTGGCTTCCAGGTATTGCTCTGGGTCAAATCCTGGAAGGGTATAATTACGACCTTCTAACCATCCAAATTGATTAAAGTGTTGTGCTGCTAGGTATGGATTATTAAACCCTGCATTTTTTACGTCGGGATTATAGTGAAGATATGCTCTCCAGTTAAAATTATCGGGAACATTACCAAAACCGTACTGGTCATCATATACGCTCACTTAGATAGCCTCTTTTAACGTCATTGCATGATTATCAGTGTACTGGAATATATCAAGTACTTCTCTGTTTATCCATTGTTGAATTTTTGCCATGCGTAATTCACAATAAAAAGTTTGTGTCACGTACCATGTTTCCATCTTAATGCTTCCTTTATTGCTGTTGCAACGCTGGCAAGAAGGAAGCAAGTTGTTTGAATTGCTTGAACCAGATCTAAACCTAGGGACAATATGATCAAGACTCGTCGCTGGTGCCCCACAATAACCACAGCTGTGGTCCCAGGCTTTGTAAATCTCTTCTCGAAAACGGCGCTTAGCAGACTTTGGTGTGATTTCAATTAATAAGGCGAGAGGGTCATGCTCTGTTGCGAACATACTCTATAATTGCCATTACCTAATTTTAAGATGGCCTAGCTTCTGTAAAGAAACGTAAACTTCCGAATTCTTTCTTAAATAGCTTGCAAAGCCTTTAGCTTTGTGTAATGTGGAGATGCACACGGCTTTTTTCTTGCATGGCCGCAACATCTCAATGGGTGACAGCCAATCAAATGGCTGATGCGCTCAGCATTGACCGTCAAACTCTATTCCGCATGCGGGATGATGGCACCTTCAAACTAGGGCCACACTACGCTGCCTTCAAGGGCAAGACCTATTCCAGGGAAAGCTATCTTTGGAACCAGGGTGCTGTGCAGCGGACTATGCGTAAGCGAGAGAAGGAGATGGCTGAGCCGATGGCTTAGAAGCTTTATAGAAAGCTTTACGCATTTTATAGGCAAGTAAAAGTTCAATTACATTACATTGAACTTCTTTGCATGCCATGGCTTCATAAATAAGTAACCAAGCATCTCTCCAGCAACTCTCAAGATTTGGGGGTTGCTTTTCTTTGAGTTGAAACAAAAAAACCCATTGCGGATGCATGGGTCGTACTGGTTTTTTCTTGCTAGAAATATTAATTGTTCCGTCATTATTCCAAGTAAAACCTCTTAAGTGTTCAGGTTTCACCCCAAAGGTTGCAAGCATACCATAAAACCAGGCAAGCTTACTGGTCTTGCGGCTTTTTAATAAACGGAAAAAATCGTCAACTACCCTCTGATCGAGGGGAGGGGAAATAGTATAGGTCATGGAAAGCGTTCATATCGTTGCCTAGACTTTAACCAACAGGCTAGCCTGGTGCAATACAGCTAGCCCTTTAATTCCTGAAGACCAATTAGTCTTCGTTATATTATACTACAAAAAACTTACACAGAAGGTTTTTCTCCTGAAGCTGGTATGTAAATATGTCCAGTTTTATCAATCATTTTGAATCCTGACAGGCTAACAATTTGATTTGGAATATTAAATAACTTTTGCAGCATTGGAGCCATCACAGGAGACTGACAGTTATACGGCGGAACATCCATGTAACTTAAGGCTTTTTTAGTTATGTTAAATGCTTGGTATTGTTTTTGATTGTCTTCTGATTCTTGTACTAGCTTTTGTTCCCACTCTGCCATTGAATCCATGCCCACTGGAAAATCAGAAGGCTCGGGAGGAAACACATGTTCTTCAAACTTCATTGCATAGATATGTTTGCAGTAACGCATCTCATCTAATACTGGTGACCAGTTATCTCCAAGATTTGTAATTACGTTTTGTTCTTGTGAATAGTCTGTGTACACAGGCATCCCTTCAGCTGTGTTACCAGGGAGCGAGGGATCCGTTATGCTACGTACATAGGTTGCACCAAAGTCTCTGAATACACCTGGATTATCTCTTGTTGCTAAACGATTTACTTCTGATATGGCAATGTCGTCTAATAGTTGATATGTAGCTGAAGGTGCAACAACGGTCATTACTCTGTCATTTAATGAATATGATGTTGTGTTGTTATCAAGCTGACCACTTAATGTAATGTCTTCATAGCGCCCAGGCTTGATTGATGTGACACTTGAGTAAGGAAAATATTTTCTGGTCGTGTCATTAATTGATGACATAAAGAAGTAATCTCTGTGCGTAAAATCTTGGCAGGTACAGGCGTATCTAGTGCCAGTAATTAAAAATCTTCCAATGGCCGGTGGCTTAGTTGCTGGTGTTAAGAAAGCTTTATCATGTGTTACTTCTACAGACCCAGCTTTTTTTAACTTGAGGATTCCAGTATTTTGATCTACGTCTACTAACACTGCTTGAACATAACCATATCTTTTTTGTGTATTGGGATTAATTGTTGCTGCTGTTATAGGAGTTCCGCTAACTGTGATTACCCTGTCCTCCAGGATCTCACCGTTCATTGGCTTGAGTGGTGTTGTGACTCCAGAGACTGTAGCGTATAAAGGGGCGGGTAGCGGATTGCTTGGGCTCCAAGTCCCCTTTAGTTGTACATACCAGTAATACCTATCTTCTGTAACATTTACAATTGACAGCCTTTCGCCCAATGAATCAAATAACTCATCAGTACGCATGTTGCCCTGGTTACGAACACCAGCCCAGTGCATACCAAATTCTTTTGCTGTGGTTGGAAATCCTTTGAATGCACCTGAAACAGTAGAGACGGGATTAGTGCCAGAAGGTGTTACAGTTCCTGAAGGGAACGGAATGTCATATATAAATCTATATTGATATGCGTTGTCATAAGAGCTAGATGAGGATAGCTCATAGCCACGGCGCCATCTTGTCCAAGCAGACTCTCTGTTTACAGCAGCAATAGAACCACGGACACTTCCTTTAGAAAATTCAGTGGTAATAGGGGTAACATTTTTGATAACAAAGTCTTTCTTACGTTCAAAAGACCCGAAGGCATCTGCTCCCTTAAAGGCCATCCTTAGAAGAAACCACCTTGTGCATAAACCTGTGCACCGGGAGTATAACCAGCTGTATGAGGACCATCAGGGAATACACCTACGTAGATGCGGTCTCCTCGCTCCAGGTAGATGCCTTTATTACGCAAGGGTGCCGTAGGTCCCAAACCGTTGGTATTGCCCGCAGAGGCGGTAGGAGTGGCCAACTGGGGCATCACATCTGAACAATCTACTATGCCGCTATTTGCGGGAACTGTTTTAGAGAACAATAACCTGTAGTCGCCGCTGGCTGGAATTGGTACAGTCGTATTACGTGTTTGGTAAAATACAAAAGTTACGGCAGGTTGCACCCCATAACTTGGATTGGCATAATTAAAACCAGAAGCTGTACCGCCTGAATAAACAAAGGTTGTATTTGTCCCAACCAGAGTAGTGGCGCCGGTGTAAGTGTAGTACCCAATGCCACTTGCTGCTGCACCTGAACCAGTGAAACTGCCTGTAGTTGTTACATTAACAATCTGACCACTAACAAGTGAGATTGTAGTACCAGAAGTTGTTGTGCTTAGGGTATAATCAGCGGCCCTGTAATTATCGTTGCGGACAATAGAAATTGAATCAACTACGCCGCCATTATTAATGTCGTCACTAAGGGCCGCATCCATATCAACAAGAATGGACGGAGCTTGACCCCCTTGCACAAACAAGGTATTGGTACTAGTACTACCAACAGTTTGTGTTGTAACTCGCACAGAATCGAACAGTGGGCGGTCAATAAAAAGCGGTTGCTTATTCGAGGAAGTGGATGACAAGTTTCTTACCGTAATTCTTCGTATTTAAATTCTAACTTATTCAGCTTAGATTTGAGCTGAATAAGGATCCTGAAGCATAGAGGCTAAGAAAGCATTTGCAACAGAAGAAGGTTGCGGTTGAAGTTGTTTTGCTAGCAACTCAAGCCCTAATTGACCTTTCATCTCTTCTACTGCATTCTGTCCAAATAAATTTCCAGCACTTATTAATGTATCCAATGCTGTCGAGGCCTGAGCAGGAGCAGCGCTTGTGCTAGTACCAGCAGGAGCACCTAAACTTGATTCCCACCATTTTTTAGTTGGTGATCGCTTGCCCTCATTAAAAAATGTATTCTCTGAAAGATTAGGAGACGCGCCCAAAGTTTTTAATTGTTGTGGGTTTAGGTATCGTTGCACACCTCCGACCATTGCGGGAATTAAATTATCAGGATGGGACATTAGCTGCCCAATGTCTTTTAAATATGAAGTGCTACGAAAATCAGTTTTACCACCTAATTCTTTTGCTACGCGGCCAAGCTCTTGTCGTCCTTTATCAGAACTGTAATAACCTAAAGCTTTTCCTGGGTCAACTTGACCAAAGCCAGGAGCTTTCATTGCGGCATACTGAGCTGGATTTATCCAACTTGCATTACTGCCATAGTCGGGATTATGGTAGCGGTTAATCATGGACGCAACAGTCCCTGGCATTGCGCCACGGGTAGGATCTCTTGCTTCTAGGGTTGCAACCTGAAGCATTCTCCTGAATGTATTTTCAGGAACTCCATACATTGTTCCAATGTTAGGTGCCATATTGTTGACTACTCCGGTCGATAGTTAAACATTATTTTTCGCATTTCTTCTTCAGATATTTCAGGTATTGCTGAATAAATAGATTGGTCAGATGTCAAAGGAAGTCCTGCACGAGTTGCATCACCCACTGAAACCACTCCTTCTGCCCAGGGTTGAGAAACAACTCCAGGAACTTTAGCTTGTGACCCAGGTGTTTGTCCTGCAAGTACTTGCTGGATAACATCATAACCAGATTGACCAGGCTTAACTTTTTCTGCTAGACCACGGTGCTTTTCTGCCCATATACGCATACCAAGATCTTGGGCAGCAGCTGGATCAGAAGTACGTAAATCTTGGTACTGCTGCAGCATGGGATTTTGAGCTGCTTGTTGAGCAACACTAGAAAGCTCAGAGGCGTACGCACGATCTGCTGCTGGAGAACCGGGAGCCATAAGTGTCTGACCGGCGCTACCACCAAAAGGTACATATCCACCCATGTTACCGCCACCTATGCTGCCGCCGCCTGCACTACCTTCTCGATTAGTGCCGATCTGAGAAGCCCTGGCTTTGGCTGCAAGAACCAATTCATCGTGGGTATAGCCTGGGGGAAGACTAGAAACACCACGGCTTGTGTAAGGAATATGCCCACTTAACGCTTCTTTGCCTGAATAAATAATTTCATTGGCAGCTCTATCTGCTAAATTTTGCATTATTCCAGTATTTTTAAATTCTGTTGGTTGCATGAAGTTGTTGCGCACCTCGTTCCAGGGGCGCCTTTCAATAACTCCTTTACCAAGCTCATAGAATTTACGGGCAGCATCTCCGCCTCTTTCAAGTACTCCAGGTACTTCATCGAGAATAGCCATTCCAGAAAGGCCAGGAGCACTAGAAGGTTTTAGTGTAGGGCCACCTCTGTTCCAGGGAGGGTTTCGTACAGCATATTGAGTTAAAGGATTAAGATTTTTAAGCAGGCTTCCAATATTAAAACTAGTTCCAGGAGCAGGGGTAGGCATGACAAACGTTTCCTCAACGATGATTTAGGTGTAACCAAATACGTGAACCCACTGCAGTATCGGCGGGACCAGGGAGTGCTTGAATAAACTCAGCACCTGAGCGCTCATATCGATAACGAGCCTGAAAGGGATCTTTATAGTTTGGCACATAAAGAATCATGGCCAAACGATTGGTTTCGTATAAGTATACTTCGTCCCATACCTTAAGAGCTTCTTTAGCATTACTTGATCGAATTGTACGATCAACGTCACCAAGAATACTTTCAATTCTTGTAGAAGGAGATGTTGCTACTTCTGTTTTTTTCTCGGCTGTATCACAACGACCAATCTGAATAATGATTTTATCGTAGAAGAAAGAATCAGGAACAGTATTTAAAGATTCCTCCAGGCGAGCATAGTCCCCCGCTGGAACAGAAACTGTAAAATATCCCAGATGATACCTTACCCTGCTTTTGTCAAAATCAGATAACTGCACTGATGATTACCACCGTTCTTACATTATAGGTGCAACAAATTTATATCTAAGCTTGATAAGGATTTTGTTGCATCACATAACTCATCAAGAAATCACTTGCTACATCCCGTTGTGGCGCTATTGCTGAACTGAGCAGGCTACTATATATATTTTGTGAACTATCCCTGCTTTGTTTTGCTTGACCAAATAAACGACCCATTAAACTTAGCGCTGCTCCAGCGCCTGCCAATTGATCTTGCTGACGTTGTTGTGCGGTAAGCACGGTCTGTGGTGTTGTAGTGCCAGCGGGTAAAACTTGGCCTGCTTTCCCTAACGTATCTAGATGTCCAAAACCTACCTCATATTTATTATCTGCAGTTTTAAAAGCCATTAAATTACCAAAGCCACCGGCATTAGCTGTTGGTACAGCAGTGCCATAACCCTGCATATAAACAGGTGTGCCTTTTAGGCCTGCAAAATCAATGCCTTTATGATCAGTGCTTGCGCCTGCCATTGGCGCATTTCTTGGTGCAAAACTTGACGTAATGGTAAGCCCTGCTTCTGGGTTCCAAGCTAAACTTCCGCCAGCAAGACGCCTGACCAAAGGGACTCTTCCTTCGCCAATCTGCACACCAGTAAGTGCACTCTTAATTGTTTCAGGATTTATATATTGTCCTGTTGTTAAATCTTTTACGTATTGATGAATATGTGGACCAGTGGCAGTACCAGTGGCCCCTATTGTTCCGATATTAAATAAACCGCCTACGCCTGCCATATGAGTATTTTATTACTATTCTAAAATAAAAAACCCTGCCGAAGCAGGGTTTATATCACACTCGTACCAGGTTGGCAGCAAAGACAGAGTCCCAGTCTACCCTACGAACTTGTTTCAACTGTTCTAAGTTACTAAATCTTTCACCGGAAAGACTCATTTGAATATCTTTAATTTCCCTTGCAGTTTTAAGTCCGATTCCCTTAATATGATCAGCAATCATTTGTGGGGTTGCTGAGTTTATATTAAGACGAGTTTCGGGTGGAAAGCTACGGGGCTCCTCGGCTGATGCCTTGTCTTTTACTTGCAGAGTCTTAACCGTTTTAGTGGCAGACTCATCGGGTTTAATTTCATTTTTGTAAACGGTAAAAAGGCGACTGTCTTGATCTTCGACCAGGAACCAGTCGCCGTTATCCCATTCACTAATGACTTTGACCCGTGCACCGGTTTTTGTGTGTTGGTAAAGCATAGACACCAGAAGTTCTGGTATTAGTTTAACCTAATCAGCTTACGGTGCGGTTAGGCAGATACGCTTCGATATCTGAGTAATCGGGAGCGGTATCAGGAACGATGTAGCAAGCTTCAACGATAATGTAACCGGTGAGGCCTGCGGCCACATCAGCATCAGAAAGATACACACCACCAGTGGCGGAAGTACCGTCTGCACTACCCTTGGCATACACCTTGAAGGTGGTACCAGTGGTGAGTGTCTTATACGCACCGGTAACAGTAGGTGTACCAGAGGTGATAAGAAGGGGAGTGGAGCTAAAGGCTTGGCTAGCACCTGAGAAGAAGATCTTGGTGGAAGCATCACCTGAAACTGTGGAAGCCAGGTAAGCAGCAGCAACAGGTTCGCCGGAAGCAGCTACGGGGCTACCAGCGTTATCGCGGCCAAAAGCAATTACGGTACCAGTGGTAGCATAAACGCCAGAAGCCGAACGACCATCACCCCAGCCTGAGGCAACGGAAATAGCAGTGCGATAAATGTAAGCGGATTGTACGGTGTCACCGCTGATCACCATCCCAGTGATGTCAGGACGGGTGTCGTCTTGACGATAAGGGGAAGGAATGATCACACTCATGGTTTGACCATAAGTTGTGGCGTTGCCAGAGGCCCAGGTCACGGGCACATAGCCACGTTGTTGGTAGTAGCGCCAGCCGGGAATAGCAAGAACAGCAGTGGGGCCATCCTTGGAAGCGTTAACCGTGGTGCCACCGGTGGTATCAATGTTTTTGTACCAGCCGTTGAGGGCTTCTACCCAGTTGCCGGGGTAGATCTTTTTAGTAGACAGGTAGGTCATTTATCTCTCCGTGTTGGTTTACTTATTGATATCAAAGAATGCCGTCATCGCTGACAAAGCTGTATGCATTGGTAACGAAGTCCTTGTTCAGGATTTCAAAACCAGCGTACAGTTGCCAGATCAAGATGATGAAGCGGCTAAAGTCATCATTGTTATTGATGAGCACTTGAGCGTTAGGACCACCAACACCCACGCCAATGGCTTGGGGACCGAAGAAGAAACCTTGAGCAACTTCTTGGCTGCTGTAAGAAACGCTGTCAGTGAAGCTAGCGGAAACGTTCTTGGTGGGGAAGTTGGTTGATTCGTAGAACTTCACACCTTCAAACTGAACGCCAGTAGGCATTACAGGTTCGCCAGCGAGGAAGTAACCTTGACCAGCTTGAGGACCTTGGTAGAAGCTGGTGTTGTTAGGCATCATGGGGTTACCCATGTACATGCCTTGACCAGGGTTACCAGAGTAACGAGCAATTTCACGGAAGTCAGCGTCACGACGCAGATGCATCATGAACGTAGGATCGCAAATGCAACGATACAGACCATCAGAGAAGGTAGGAACGTTACGCTTACGCAGATCCTTGACAACGTTCAACAAGTCAGTTGAAACGTGAAATTGCTGAACTTGTGCTGCATACTCGGCAGTGGTGTAAGCAACTTGACCAGAAGCGTTCTTGTTCTTACCACCAGGAAAGTAGTAACCGCCTTGGGTGGTTGAAGCTTCACCATTGGCTTCTGCCTTGGCAAGTTCGTCAATAAACACACGGTCGCGCCACCGGCGGTAGTCGTCCAAGAGGGTCAATGAACCAATGGACTGGTGGAACATATTCAGATTACCTGTATCCAGAAGGAGACGTTGGGCGGTAATCAGGGTTTCCCGTGCGATCTTAAAGGTTGAAGGTTGGGTAGGATCAGACGGGTCAGCGGGACCAGTGTATTCCTTAAGCACCACAAGGACTTTTTCCTTGGTGATGTTACGGCTGTTGGCGGTACCGATGGTTTGATCGGAGATCCGTTCGCGGCTGTCCTTAGTACCAGGAGTACCCCAGAACTTGTAGCGATCTAGTTGAACGGTTTGGCCAGGTTGGCGGGTGAAGTCATGGACCACCACAGGCTCAACAGCCATTTCGCAAATGTATGCGGGGTGGGGCCGATACAGTTCGGCACCAAGAATCTTCGGAAAATCGTTATCAATAAACACTTGGTTTTATCCTCCGGTGTCGTAAAGAAATTTATCGGTGAAAGATTCAGACATGAACATGTCTTATCTTTATGAATTTTAGCAGGTATTAATTTAGCTATTGATAATAGCCAGTGATACCTGCTGATCCGGTGGTTTGTTTATAACGTGCACCGGGTGAATTACTAGAGCCGTAAGACTCTGGATCAATGGACTGTTGCTGTGGTGCAAATCCAGGAACGTTTAGTGCTCCTGGAATCATGCCAGCGGCTTGACCACCAAGGGCAGCAAGACCAGCAGAAACAGGAACAGTAAGACCGGCAGCACCTACTTGCAGGGCTCCAGGGGAAACATTGTGCGTGGCTTTGTCAATATTGAGTAAGCCTTGGCGAATGTCTCCCAGGGCTGTTGCCCTTAATCCCTGTTGACGCTCAGCAGGTATTTTTTCAAGTTGTTTTGCAACTTGTTTGCCTATCGGAACAACAGCATGAGATTGCAAAGATCCTGCTACTACTGGTGCATATTTACCCGCAAGTGCTATCCCCGCACTTCTGGCACCCTTAAGACCGGCAGCAGTACCAAGAGCAGCACCAAGTCCACCTAGAGCGGCAACACCTGGTTGTTGATCTTGGGCAAGCATCCCACCAACCGCAAGACCTGCAGCGGCGGGAATACCATACTTAATTAGTGGACGCATGGTCTCACTCCATTACAAACAGTTTGTTTGCAACAGTGCCAGGTTGGGCTTGGTTCAGAATGCGCCAAGCATTTTGGGGATCACGTGCCATTGCTTCGTTGAAACCGCCCCAGAAATTTTGGGGTTGTTGGGGAGCGGCAGCAGCGGGAGGAGCAGGGAAGTTACCGTAATCGGGAACTACTTGCTCAGTGCGGTAACCAGGAGTTTCCAATTGAGCCTCGCTTTCATATACGGGATAAGGACCTTCAGGACCGAAGAACTTCAGGGTGTAGTCACTCAGTACATCAGGGTTGGTAAGAATTTCGTTATAGGCGAGATTCTCTTGGTGTTCGTTTACACCAAATTCAGCATAGTTTTGCAGGAGACCTTGGGCTTTTTGGCCCCAGGAAACTGCACTGTCCAACATGCCTTCAAGTTGAAGGGCGTAGTTATTTAGGACGGCTGGTGCTTCTACCCCGAACGCGTCGATTACCTGACGGCTTTCGTTGCTCAGGTTGAGGTAGTCCGCTACTTCCGCCAGTGAGGGACTGGAGGAGGTTTGGGAATAGTTGGCTGAGGATGCCTGGTTGGGATACGAGGTCTGCGTCTCCCAGCTGGGCGTAGGTTGGGCGCTGGGAACCTGACCATAATTGGCCGGGGCGTACGTTGTCGTCGGAGCCGAGGGTTGCGCCTGGAAGGGGGATTGGACTGGTGCGCTCAGCAGTCCCACTACTTTGTTGAACGCCGATTCCCACGGATTGCTCTGGGGCGCCGCTTGTTGGGATTGGGGGGCGTACTGAGTAGGGCTTGATTGGTAGTTGGTAGCTACCTGAGCTGGGACTGCTTGCGGGTAACTCGTACCCACTTGATAATTGATTGGTCCCTGGTAGGCCGGTACTGGGGCTTGGGGCGCCGGAACTGCCACGTAGCTGCTCGGCGCTACTGCTGCCTGTACTTGGCTCGTCTGTGGGATCGATTGGACGGTAGCGTCCTGCATAACTCATCTCCTTTTGTAATGCTTCTAATGTGCGATACAGATAAGGTGTTAGGTCGAGACGTGGGTCTGCAGCCATCGGTAGATCTGGTGACTGCGGGTGAGGGGTCTGCATCATGCCCCCCACTAACTTGGCAAATTGAGAGTATGCACTCTGCAATTCACCCACCATTCTGAACGGGAACCCCGATAACATCGCGGCCCGCTCCTCATCCGTTTTTGACGGGAAGAGGTACTTCAGTGCTTCAATACTATCAACACCTAACTCTTGTAGGTTACGAACCACAATAGAATTGTTTAAAACATCTTGTGTTGAGTCCTCATAAACAGGCCCCATCCAACGCCAAAGCATTGTTACATCACCGTCTGGAATTAAGCCAAGGACACCTGTTGGGATATGTTGTGTCTTAACACATGCCATCATCACTTGTTTAATTTTTTCCTCGAATCCTTTCATTGATGCTTCATATAAATCAAGCTCTTCTTGAGGAGCGTTATCAGGTGGCTCCACGGGTTTCTCAATGCCTGTTGATGCAGCTAATGTTTCACGGAATAAATGTTCTTCTTGGTAGATAATAAGTTCCAAGCACCGGCAAATACCGTAAGTGTAGATTGCATTTGCTTTTTTCTTGGATGTTGCTGACACACGACCAAATAATGATTTGTATTCAGTAGCTGTTACGCCTGCTGAGATAGAAAGTTCGTCAACACCACCAAGTGCAGTACGTATTTCCTCTCGATATTGGCGAGCAAAGCTATTTTGGTCACCAGTGATTGCATCAGGGACAATATAACCGACTCGATCATTGGGTTCCAGGTTGGCAATCACCCTTGGCACCCGAATTTGACCATCCATACCCCTGGAGAGGGGGTCAGACTTGAATCTTGACTGGCTTAACGCACCCATCCCGGTAAAACCGGAGTTTGCCGCAATGGATGGGCGTTGTACCACAGTGTCAGACCCTGATTCCATCAAATCTGTCTTAGGCCTGGAGGAAAGAAGGGTTGGATTACCAAAAAACTGCACATTCTTGCGCATCGTGCGCACCATTTCATCATGCGTGACAATATGGTTGGCTAATGCATCAAATTCTCCAACACCTTCGTTAGAGAAACCCTTTAAATTGTTAAAAATCTCTACGCAGGGTATAAAGCCAAGGGTATTTCTTAGTGTTTTGGTGCGTCCAGGGACTGCATAGTTGGGCATTTCAAAGGACATCTCGCCTTCGCTATGCGTTTCTTCAATTGTCTTGGCTTTGATTGATAATCGAATGTAACGTTTGGCTCCTTGAGGGCCGGTAATAGCGTTGCCCGCTGTATTTACAACGTTGATGCCATCGCTAAAGCCTGTGCCCTGCCTGACTTTATAGCTATAGATAATAATTACTTCTTCTAGCTCACCGTCAACACCATAGAAGGAGCGATATTCATGCTCACGGAAATAATAAAGCCTGTAATTAGATTCAGTAGGACGAATATAGAATAGGCCTTGGCCATCACAGAGGTAATACTCCCAGATTGAATCTAGGCGTGTATCCATTTTGTTGTATTTAAGTACCCGATCTATAAAATCTTTGCGCTGATTGCCAAAATTATCTTGAGAAGGAAAAAATTCTACCCCTTGGCGAATGCCAAAGAGTTTCATTTGCGCTACGTGGGACGCAACAATGCCCGTATCAATATTTGCTCCACCATCTTTTTCAAGGTAGGAGTCAACAATTTCTTTAAGTCGGGCTTTGGCGTCCATATTTTATTGTGTTCTTGGGTTTCTTTTGTAAATCTTAGCACTTGTGAGGGATTTTAGAGTCTTCCTTGTGCTCTATATTGTCCTACCATTTCTTCTAAAAATTTTTGATTAGGATCTATTCTAATTGGTTCTACTTTGTTTCCTGTTAAAGCTCTTGCACCTTCATTAGCCAACTTGTCAACATGTGGTCCTGCGTATATACCAGGAACAACAAGAGGCTGTGATTTTACATAAGGAGGAGAAGTCGGAGACTCTGAGAAATACTGCGGTTGTGACACGCCTCCAAAATTAAAACCCACTTGTACTGTTGGATCTTGTCCCCAGCTACCTGCTAAAGAAAAATTGCCTGTATTTATACCAGCTGTTTTTGCTCTTGGATCAATATCAAAACTTAAATTATTATTAGTTTCAAAATTTAAACCTCCAAAAGGACTTAAAGAAAAAGATCCAGTTTTATCTGCGCCATCAATCTGACCTGATAAAAAATTTTTAATACGTAACGCCTGAGGATTATATTGCCCTGTTAATGAATAATAAGTTTGTTCTAACCCAGGAAAAATTTCTTTTTTATTGATAACCGGCATTACGAAATACTGATCCCTCCAAATCCTATTGGTAGTTGTTGAGCATCTTGTCCGTATTGAGGACCATAGAAGAAACCTGCGTTACCCATAGGTGCCATGCCACCACCCGCTGATGCCAAGGGGGTAAAGCGTTCGTCGTAGTACAAGTTAGGATTACCAAAAGCCCCTGGACGAAGAGGACCTTTGTTTTCTTTATTTATCTGAGTGTCATCCATTTCTCTTGTCGGAGGCATTCCTTTTTTGTTAAAGAAATCTAAAAGAGTATTGCCCCCTGCAACTTCTTCATTAATCCCTGGAACAGCACTTTGAAAATTAAAACCTGCCGCAGGATTACCTAAAGGAAAATATTCTGTTGGTGCACCAGGGGCAACACGCCCTGGATACGGTGCCATGTAAACATCTGGAGTTGTTGCTGGCACTCCAAATCTAAGGCTTCTGTTATGCATGCCTTTTTCTATTGGACCATATATTCTCTGCGCAATACTTTGATTGTTAAACATACCAAGATTTCCAGGTGCTCCGGGTATGCCGCTATATCCACTAGAAAGCATTTATTTACTCCTTGGTTTATTTATTCTATCAACCCTTACTCTTCTATTACCTCATATCGATCTGAATCATTAAGTTTTGACAAAACAACTCCATTGCCTTTGAGCTTCCACTCAAGAATATCTCCGACTTCCCAGCCGAGTTCTTCTATTACGTCATCTGGGAATTGAATAAAAAGATCACCGTTGTCGTCCTCTTGAATCTCTAGGGTGTAGTCCATTTGCTTATAGCTTTTCAATAAGCTTATCAAGCTTATTGTTAATCTGTTTAAAATTGTCTTGCATTTGTTGAATTTCTCTTAGGAAATCAACCTTGAGTACGTACTCGATGGGCAGTCGGTGATGCATGGAATTGATGTTGGCGTCAATGTTGTCCATCCGTTTTTCTACACGAAGGATGCGTTCATGAAAACGACTCAACAATTTATTCGTTGCCCACCCAGCACCAGTAAGCGCAGGCACAGCAAAGCTGATCATTAGCAGCAAATACTCTGGTCCCACAGCGTTATAGAATGCTTTCTGTTACTATTCTAATGTCAGTAATCAAATTGCAGCTTACCTTTTTTGGTGAGTCCGTTTACTAACCAAACCAACGCATCGACACAGTCATCATGGCCACTTACTCCGAAGTTTGTGAGTTCCTCGAAGAGATTAGTGAAGTTCCTGAAACGGTTGAAAATAATTTTTCGTACTTCATACATACCAAGAATTCCTCTGAACCGTGCCAGCTTATCTGCACGGAACCCTTTGATGGGATGCCACAAGAGGTTGTGAAGACCTTCGTCATTAAGGCAAATCCTCTTGAAGTCAGCTTCGAGTGAGGCCTGGTACTGAACAGCTTCTGACCAGATATCACAAGTTGAGTAAGTAGGGAAAAAATTACCGTTATCATCTTTTCCAATAATCGACCAATCATTAAGCAATTCTTTTAATGCATCTAGTTTTTCTAGATTACCCATGACACGCATCCGGCGGTAATCAATGATGTGTATACGGTCATCAATGCGTCCACCAAGAATCATTACGGTGTAGTCATTCTTTTCTTTGATGCCAGCAGATAGGTCAACGCCTATGCCAAGGGTATCAAACTCAGTTGAGATCTCAGCTTTAACAATCAGTTCTGGTGCCAGGGACAACTCACCCTGCCTGACGATCTGATTCATGTACTGGAAAGAGAATGCAACAGGCGCTTGCCGTTTCTTCTCCTTCAAGTAATCCAGTGACCACATTTCAGGCCAATAGGAAAGTTCATCACCTGTTTTTGGATCTTGTTGAATTGCAGACAATACAATCTGTTGCCAGTTATTTTGTTCATTAAATGTAGTGGCATGTATATCATCATGTCTAAATCTGGTACCAAGGCAGATTGCTCTTCCACCTTCAAACATAGTTGGTGAGATAACTGCATTCCAGTTATCTTGCATGGACTTGCGTATATCAGGATTTGCTATATCTGTCGCAGATTTTATACAATCGTCTATTAAACACAAATGGGATCGCTTGGATGTCACTGAACCTTTAAGACCTGCAGCACACAGGGTAAACATTTCATCACCGATGCTTTCAATGCCAGCAAATTTATGGTCCACTGACCAATACTCATTACTTGTTACATTCTTAAGAAGTCTTACTGCAGGAAATACTTCTTGATATTTACGGCTTTCAATAATACGTTTAATAGCAGCAGACTTGGGACGTGCAATTTCAACCGTATATGACAAGTATAGAATTTGTAGAGGCATCTTGGCGGTTGTGTGTACACCAATAGCCCACGCAGTAAACAAGCCCAAGGTGGTCGACTTGGCTGAATTATGACTAACAATATAATCTTTAGTTAAAAATGTATGACATTTGTCTTCTACTTCAATACAACGTACTTTTTCTACTGTTGATGGGCGAATATCTTTAATGCTGCGGCAAGGGAGATACTTGGTGCATGGAGTATATCTTTGGGCCTTACGATTTAAGTGAAAAGGTTTAATACTGTTCGGTAATTTGATACCTAAAGTAAATGAAGGTGTTGTTGTACGTACTCGTTCTTGGTGTTTATTTAAGTATGTATTTAGCTGTGGAGCACGTTGTGTGGCTATTCCTCCAAGGGATTGAACTAGTTCTGTTACATCTTTAACAAGGAACATGGATGTTGTACAAAAAGATACGCCCCCCACAGAATCAACAGTACCATCAGTGTCTAGCAAGCCTTGCAATAAAGCTTCTCGATCAGGTATAGATGCTGTCAAATAAGACTTAGGAATAAACTTGTCAATTGATGTCTTGCCGTATACCCCAAGTGTTTTTAGAATTTCTCGAACAACACTTGGCTTTCCACCGGCAAGAACCCCTTTAACGTGTGCAATATTATATCCATATTTTGCTACTTGTTTAAAACGATAGTTTTCTGGTAAACCTGTGGAACAACGTTCCACAATTTCTAGATCTGCACTGCACAAGGAAAGATTGCCAGAACTTAATGACCCATCACCAAGCAGTGCTCCCAATAAGTACGGATCCAAGGGAAGCTCAGTTTCTGGATATTCAACTGGTTGTGTAACAGGAATTTGGTAACGCGGATAACCCCTGCTATCTAACCAAGGTTTTTCCCCTGGGTCACAAGTTGCGGTGATTCTTTTAGTTGGTGCTCCAGGGCGGCCGTTTCCTTTTATCCCTACTGTTTTTTGTGTACGAATCTCATTAAGAGTCATACTGCGCCAATTACCTTTCTCATCTGTACCCATTCGACGCACCTTCCATAGGTGTTGGTCATCACAACAAATAGAAGAACCATCAGTAAAGACAACTTCCCACGTAGCAGATTTGTCATAATCTGAAATACTTACTATCTCAGTTAATTGGCCACGTTCAGAAAAAACAAGGTCACCAACCTGTAACTCACCTATAGGTACCCATCCATTTGGAGTGGCAACAGGTGTAGATACTGCTAATGGCCCCCTGGGTCCTAGGAGGTCGATGTTGGGGCCCGCAATTCCTTTTAGGCATGAACTATCCTCACCCGTCACAAAGTACTGGTGCCAGTCCTTGTGGTGGGCGGCTGGAGGTTTATTGGCTACATACTCACAAAAGAAACTAAAATCTTCTCTAGCTTTTTTTGCTAGTTCCAGATTATCAGCTGGTTTTACTGTGTAATTTTTTGCAGCAGCCCTCGCATTACGGCGATATGCCAGATGTAAATATGAGGGCATAACCAGATTCAACTAGGTTAAATATAGCCTATCACTTAACTTTTTGTTGTTTATAGCTACGTGCTTTCTCTAGTGCTGCCTTACGTTTAGTCTTATCATCCATATCTGAACCATCTTCATTCTTTGCCTCTTTCTTCTTGAAGACTTCAAGAACCTCAGGAGGCATCCGTTTCTTGGACATGTGATCAGTACCTAGGTCCCTCTGCGCGTTGCGCCATTGCATCACGCATCATTTTCTGTGCGTCTTCATCTGTATACCGACCAGATCTGCCGGGGCCCATGGAGATACCACCTGTTGCAGGAGGCATGGCGGTCGGATTTGCTGCAGCAATATTGGATTCATTGGCAACTTTCCTTAGTTGTGCATCTGCTTCCATGTTGCCAAAGTCAGGCGCCAAGCCGGGGCGATATCCAGCTGGTGTGCCCAGTCCAGTTTCAGGTGATTGGGCTTGTGCACGTTGACGTTGCTGGCCTGCTTCTGTTTCCATGCGGTTGCGCATCATCGCTTCCAACATGGCTTGCTTGCCTGCATCTACGGTCTTTCCTCCCATGCCGGGAGCTTGGTTTCCAGCACCCATGACTATTTCCCCTTCATGGCACGAAGACGATCCATCTTATCTTTCATATTTTCTTTACCACCTTTAGCAGGAGGATTGGGGGGTACAGCCTTTTTACCGGCCTTGGTATCTGCAGGCACCGGCTTCTTGCCAGCAGCCTTAGCGTCTTTCTTGGGGGGAACTTTACCAGCCATGTGTATGCCTTGTTAATAGAACTATTTTAAACCATTATTCTTCTAATTGCATTCTTGCCCAAACACTCATTGCAGCTTCTTTGAGTGGCCCTTCGATTGGGTCGTCTTTAAAAATAAAAGCTAACTCACGAATGGCGCGGTCAGCTCCAGCCATCAACAAGCCTTTTCTATCTTTGTTCGTGGTAAACTGCTCTACTTGATTTATGGTTCCACGGAGTTCTTTTTCCATAGCGGCAATTCTAGCTACGCCACTATCTCGCTTAACGCCATAGTTTTCTATATCTTCACGAAGAAGACGTATGTCTTCCTTCATGTGTTCAATTTCATCTAGAAGAATACGCCTGTGATCGGGCTTAGGATACTTAAGATTTATCCATTCTTCACACGCAGTAATGCTACCCAGGTAACCAAGAAATCTGGCATACAGAAAACATTCAATTACTGAATAATTATCTGAACAGAACGAACAAAAAGACTCGTGCGTCCCAGGATCTAGGCCATCGGCCCATGCATCAAAGACTTCAGTATTTGTAAGCTGCTCTGGCCTGGGCATTATCCCTGGCCTCGTCGCTTTGACCAAACTCTTGTTTTTGAGAGGCTCCTGCACGTTCTTCTGCTGCTGTTTTTCCAATGGTTTCTCTTTGTTCTCGGGATGTATCTTCTAATTTCTTTTTAGAAAACTCATAGGCAACACCAGCAGCTTGACGATATTTGTCAATATCAAACCAATCATCGACGTTTGCCGAAGACAAAGGATCGGTGAAGTCTGTCGTGGTGGTGGTAGCCATGTTCTTATCTTATCAGAAATTAGACATCATTTGAGCAAGGCCTTGGCTGAAGATATCACGACGACTTTCAACAGACTTTTGACGTTGTTGACGCATCTTGGATTCTTCAAGCTTGCCGAGAAGAGTGTCAAACTGCCCTAGGTCGGCTTGAGGACCGTATTGTTGTTCCGCAAGCGTTTTTTTAAGTTCGTCTTTTGCCTCCTTAGAAAGGTTGCTATCTGAATTAATAGCACTGATGGCATCGTTGTAACTAGAATACCCGCCAAATTGTCCGGCCATGTTTATTTATGTATGTACTCAATTAATTATAGCAACTTAATCTTTGAATGTTCTGCCTTGTTCTTTGCGAGCTTGCAGTGTTCTTAGCATCTCCTGGAACTTGTTGATGTCAAATTCAACAGGCTGATTTTTTTCCTCAGCTACCGGTGGTTGTTGCTTATTATCTTCCATTGTTAAAAACTAAATGCTCCCACAAGACCCTTCAGTAAGCCATATTGTTCTTGTTGTTTGCCAACCTTTATTTGCCCTTCAGTTTGTAATTTGGTTAGCTCAGTTTGAATATTACCCTCCAAAGATTTTAACCCTGAATTATACATGAATGTTTCGTAGTTATTTTTAGAATTTTTAGCAGCTTCAATTTCTTCTGCTGATCCAGTAAAATCTTTACCAATAAAACCAGGGGCTGTAATTCCTGTTTTACTGGTTAAGTCAGCAGACAGCTGAGGTAAAGTACCAGTGCCAAAATTAAACTTATATTTACCAGTACGTGCTCCTGTTGCATCAAGCACAGGGCCACCATATCTAGCCTCCTGCTCTGCCTCAAAGGCGCTCCCTGGACGCGCTTTCTTGTATTCTGAACTAGCTTCTATATCTTTTTCTATATCGCCAATGGTACGCCCCAGGCTCATCTTGGACTGGCCTGCAGTAAGTTCGGCTGCTGTGATCGGGCGCCCCAAAAGATTTTGGTAAGCTGAACTTAGCTGGACTTCTTGTTGCTTAGGGGCAAATTTTGAATAAGCGTCAGTTATACCTGTGTAATCATTTACATCTGGCGCAAGATCATACTTAGTGTTGTAATCTTCTATTAGTTTTTGCGCTGTTTCTTCACCTATCAGACCTTGTTCTAAACGTCTTTGGACATTGGCAATATAAGTAGGTTTACCAGCTATTCCACCCGTTTTGCGTTCGGCTGCTTGATCAGCCAAACGTTTTTCTGCAGCATCTGCTTTTATTTGTGCTTGGTTTATTAGCCCCTGACTAAAAGCTCTATCAGCTGCATTATCTTGTCTTGTTTGTGCTGCCTGATCATTCATCATGCTCATCATGATGAAGCTGCCAAAATCAAATCCCATAATTTATCTCCTATGCTGTGGGTAAGTTAAATGAACCCCATTGGGTCATTGCAGGTAATGCAGCGGCATACCTACCAGCTAGTCTATTTTCATATGCTTCTTTTTGTCTACCGCCTCTAAATAAAGGTGTTTGCTCTTCTTCTTCACCTAAACGATTTTCTTGCCTTTGCATTGCAAATTGCATCGGCATAAATCGTTGCATGTCTTCTTCTTTTGCTGCTCGCTGCCAACCATAATCTATCGGTGTCCCAAATAAAGGGCCTGCTAGCTGCCCAAAAATATTAGTAGCTTGGGCTGCTGATCTGGCGGCTCTTGCATCGTTGGCAGATTGCATTGTGCCAAGCATGCTCCACATGGCCTGGTCTTTAGCTGCTTTCTTCTGCTCCCTAGCAGCATTTTGATTGGCTTGACCTGTTAAAAAACTACTGCCAACTTGACCGGCGACCAGTACACCTAACGATATTGGATCAAACATTGCACCTCCACTACTTTTGTTACCTCCACCCATTGTAGACCAATTACCCAATCCAGAGTCACCAGCGCCACTCCAGCTACCATTCCAACTTCCACCTAAACCAAAAGCCATGGCTAGGCAAAATACTTCCGATTAGGTGTTATTGGCTGAGTAGATAACATCGGAATTTCTTGGCGTGGGTAAACCCCAAGGCCTTGTATATAAGAACTGGCGTTTCGCATGGGTGCTTGTGCCAAGAAAGCAAGCATTTCAGGACTGCCCCCAGCAATAGAAGTTTCTACACCCTTGGCTAGTGCGCCAATTCCTGATATTAATGCTTCATCCCCTAGTTTTTGTCTTGCTAATTTTGTTGCTCTTTCTGCTCTGGCTTCATCTAATTGATTAATAAATGGAATTAATTCTTTTAATTCAGACGCTTGACTTCTGGGTTTATTTTTTTCAAAAATATAAGCAATAGTAGGATCTACTCCTTGTGGAATTCCGGAAGTAACAGGCGCTTCTTCTATTGTTCTTTCACTAAAAAGATTTTTATTAACAGGCGCAAATGCCTGTGTCAATTGACCAGGACTTAAGTTAAACATTGCACCAGGGAAAGACATTGCCATGATTAACCAAACTGGATGTTAGGTGATTGACGAACAGCAAATTGTGCATAAGGGTTGCTGCCAGCAAATGTTCTTGCTAGTGCGCCAGCTTCAGCTTGGGCTCCCTTAGCCAGGGCTCCTTGTGTTGCAAGTACACCAAGACGTGCTTCAATATTACCCTGGGTGTTCATCAAGGCCTGCGTACGAACTTGATCGTTGGTCTTAGCTTGTTCAATTACGGGCTGCAAAGACTTGGTGAGCTGAACCTGTGCTTGCATATTATGTGAAATAATATCTTTCATCCCCGCCCTATCGGTTGCACTGTAGCCTTTATACAAGTCAAGCTGTTGATTCTGCAATGCACCTTGCATTGACAAGAAACGTGCTGAGTCATTCAGGGGGATGTTGGTGCCAGGGATATAGGCAGGTGCTTCCGTGCCACCAGGAGACGTTCCTTTACCTGCACCTGTAACGGCAGCCTTAACCATCTCAGCACCTTCACCGGCCATAAGACCGCCAATGCCAGTACCAATAAAACCACCAATGGCTCTACCTGCAGGACCAAAGCGGCCACCAAGACCTGCGCCGATCTTGCCACCAATAGCACTGCCGCCAAGAGAAGCAACGGCACCTAGTGGTTGTTGCTGTCCAAGTTGATTAACAGCGACACCAAGACCAGCGGCACTTGAGCCGATCATGCCAGCACGGCCTTTTATAGCTTGAGCTGCCTGAGACTGACGCAGGGCATTTACTTTTTCGCTTCCCCCCTGCATTACATTCTGAACTCTTTTACGTGCGTCCGCAAGAAAATCTTGAGGATTAGGTGTTCCTACTCCTGGAGTGATTGTTGTAGCGCCTATTGGAGCAATAGATTCAGCTGGAATTAAACCAGCTCGTGCTTGCGCCAGACGCGCTAGATCAGTTCCATAATAAGCTGAGGGGTCTTCCCCTGATAAAGCAGCTATTTGTTGAGGAGTTAACGCCATTTATTTTTAAATCATTTATTTATATAGTTAAATTCTATCAGATATTATCTTGTTGTTGATACTCTGTAAGCCTAGGTAATTTTTGTCTATTAGCTGCAGCAATTGTTTCATTAACAGCATTACCTATTGCTACACCTAATGCAGAGCCAAGCGCACCACCAATAATACTGCGTCCTGCAACTTTTCCTCTGGGTGCTGTTTTTGCCCCTAGTACGGCTCCTACAGTACCAGCTCCAAATCCTCCTGCCATTGGGATGGTTGCTGGAAAACCCAACAAACGAACTTCAGGAACTCCTTGCAAGTTCTCCATAGTACCTTTGACAATACCAAGATTAAGAAAACCTTTATCTTGGTATGTGTATTGTAAGTAATTGGTATAACGCTCAGGCGTTAGATTGGGAATATCTTCTTTTGCTGTCTCGTACTTAAGGGGACGACCTGTTCTACCAAGGAAGAAACGTTCAAATAATTCTTGCGCTGGTTGAGTTGATTGCCTACGATCTTCTGAACCTTCTTCTGCGTACGTTTGCGTAAAGCCTTTTGGTCTAAACTGTTCTTCTGGATTAGTAATGTCGTAGGTGCCAGCAGAAGCAATAGCAGGCAAGCCGATGCCTAAACCAATCAATGAGCGCGTGACCGGGTGACGAGGCATCCCTGCCGCATCTAGGACCATGTCAGAGGCTCTTTGTGCGATGGCTAGTGGGTGGTTATATCGCCACCAATAGGTGCGTGTGCCGTCATTGGCAAGATCTACAATAAGACGTGACGTATATGCCCCAAGAAACTGCATTGGTGTTTCCTGGGCCGTAACACCTTTTCCTGCAAGACGTTGATTGAACTCAGGCGATAAGACACTTTGTCCATAACTGCCGGTAATACGCCCATCCGGCTTCTTGTGTGTTGCCACCATTTCGGCTTGCACACGAGAACCCTTTGCATAGCCCTTTTTGCCTGCACTTAACAGATCTTGAGCTTGTGTAATAATTCCCATGACTACGCTTGTAGATGACTCATTTGTTGAGCTAAGTACTGCTGTTGTTCAGGTAAAAGTTCTATGCCTGGTACTGGCATATTTGTAACCCTTTCAGGCAACCCTTGCAATTGAAATCTTGTTCCTTGTGCTAAGGCTTGTGTTGCACCATGATTTATATTTTGAAACTGAACTCCTTGCTGATACAGCTGTTGCTCTTGAGAGATATTGGTAGGCTCTAACTGCGGCAACAAACGTCCACCTGTAACCATATCAACAGCTACGGGTGATAGCAAAGAAGCACCAAGATTTACACCTTGTTCTATTGCAGAAGGAGTTGTATATGGCTTAGAAACCAACTTACCTGTTGCATCTTTTACCATTAATGTCCCCTTGGTACCAGGGAACAATTTCCTAGCTCCAGCAACTAGAGGTAGATTGGTTGCAAAATCACCAGCGGCATAAGCAAGCCCTGCACCAGGACCACCGGCTAAAGTTCCAAGTAACCCAGAGATGCCTGATTGAATGCCAACATCTTTTGCTACTTCCCTAATGGTGCCTCCCTTACGAAGATATCTACCAGCTAGTTTTGCTATTTCGCCTAACACTTTTATTTATTCTGTATTACCTTTATTTTATACGAACTATTTTTGGCCGGGCTCCAGGGGAAGCTTATTTTCTTCAAGTGTTGTTTCTTTACCTGCTTGTTGTTCTTTTCTGATAGCAGCATTTGTTTGTTTAGATGGCAACAATTCAGCAATACTCTTTTTACCTTCTGCCTCGTCTTTAGCGCGATTTTCTGCAACAACCATCAAGAAGCCCCGTGGATCAGGGTTAGACATTGTTGGCATTGGATTCTTGGCCCGCTTATCGGGAGACAACGTAGGACTTAGTTTGTATGCATCAACCCAAAGAGGTTGAAAGTCAGGCTGATCTTGTGGGCGTTGAGTTGTTTTTGCGCGGCCTGCCACAAAGTCATAATCTTCTCTACGCTTAAATCGCCCTAGTCCCTTAAACAATTCATAATTATTGTTGACTTCTGTGTTGTCATCAAAGAAAGGTGAGTTGGAAATAAAGTTAAGATCTGGGTTTAAATTAAGTTGTTTTGTTTTGACTCGATTCAGTAGATCTTCTTCAGTAAATCGTGATGGCGTCCAGGGAGTTTTATTGCTCCGTGATGTAGTCCGAAATAAATCATCAAAAGAAAGCTTCTTATGTTCATAGCCTCCTCTATGAAATGGATTTGTTATGTAGCGCCCAAGATCAAGGCGATAGTCTTTAGCCATTATCAGCCTTCTCTTTTTTATGCTTGTTTAACTTTACCAAAGTTTTACGCAAGTTGGCTTGTTTTACTGTTTTTTCATCATACTTGTCAGGGCTAGAAAGCACGTTCTCCTGAAGCTGGGCAGTTGTGATGCCACGCTTCTTGGCCTTAGCTGTAAACGCCCCTTCTTTCATATCCATATCTTGGATAAATTTTTTATCTTTCTTCTTGTCTGCCATGGCTTAACCTCTTAGTCCTTGGATAAATTGTTGTAATTGTTGCTGAGCACCTGGTCTGTTACTTGATTGTAGCCTACGTATTTCACTGGCTACATCAACAGAACGACGCGCAACTTCTGGAGGCTTGGTTCCAAGGGGATGGGTTTGAAAACGTTTTCCTTGCGTTGCTGTTGGACGTTGTGTTGCTGCTTCAGAATACACATAACCTTCTGGAGTGCGTAGGCTTAAAGGATGTGTCCCCTCTTGCCACATAACTGGTTTATATGTTTCTTCCCCGTTTTCAATGATTACATCAGATAGAACTGCACCTGGCTCATAAACACCGGGAGCGCTACCAAGTCCTGTTCCGGACGCACCACCAACTCCTCGAATTGATGTTCCAGAAGCAGCTTTTTCTACAGTACCTGCTGGCAGAGAAGGTCTTCCTGGTCTTACTTCAACCGTAGGACGACCTGTTTGTGCGTTAATAATAACTTCTTGTGTATCAGGGTTTACCTCAGCAAAATCACGTACGCCTTCTTTTAAATTCTTTAATTTCATTACACTAGCAAAATCTGTAACCTCTCGTTGTTTAGCAGCAATTTGCGCTCTGACATCATTTCTTTGCGCATTAGCAAAAGCTATTTCTTCACTTAAAGCAGTGTGTTCAGGATTGGGAATAAATTCAGAAACTTTTTTTAACTCTTCACTAGCATTAGTTCCTATTGCTCGAACTCTTTCACTGCGGTCACCTTGCTTCCAAGCATGACCTGCCATTAATACAGTTTCAGAAAGCTCTTGATGTTTTGGGTTGGGAATATGTGACGGAACACTTAACAGTTTATCTCCCAACATTGAAATACGATTTGTATAATGTATGTCTCTATCTTCTAATTTGCCAGTATTTAATTCTCTGGTTTTCCAGGTTTCAAAAAACTCCCCCGTAGGAATTTCTTCTGCACCTTGAGTTTTTAGTTGAACTGAAGGCTTAACAACTAAAGGCACGGAAGGAGTACCAGAGATCATCTCGGCTGCTGCTGGATCACCTGTCGATGCAAACAACTCAAGTCCTTGTTTTAAAGTTGTTTGATTAGGTCCTTCTAGTAACTCTCTTTCAATACGTCCTGGAGATAAACCTTCTTTTTGTAGTTCTAGGCGGCGTTGTGTTAGGAAATTCTGTGCGCCTGCAACGGGATCTTCTTGTTGAATATGAGGGACGCCATCAGGCAATGCAACCATACGTCCATGCCTACGCACCATGCGTTGCCTAGTTGGCTCATCTTGTTCCATGCCCATACGATATTGATGTGCAGCCATTGCTTCCATGACATCAATTTGACTGGTGTCAAGATCTTCATTCAGCTGAAGCATGTGCTGAAAGCGACCAGTAGTTTGATCTTCTCCTGATTCAACAGCAGCATGTTGTTGCGCTGCAAGCTGAGGGGCTTCTGATTGTTGAACTGCTGTAAGGTCTGGAGTTGTTTCTTCAAATTGTTCTAATTGATTCTTCCAGTAAGATTTGGCTTCTTCTGGTGTTACACCTGCTTTTTGCAAAAGAGCTTGTGCCATTTGCTCTTCTTGTTGAGCTGTTTGCCTGATGGATGCTTTTGGATGATTTGAATAAGGATGATTAAGTCGGCTAGGGTAGTCACCATTTCTAGATGAAATTTCTAATTCATCTAAAGGACCACTTAAAGAAATGCCTGCATTACTTAAACGTGTACCTACGTCAAGAGTAGGTTTAACGGCGCCAGTAGATTCAATATATGCAAGATTAAACGGTTTGATTTCACTGGGTTGTTTTGGACGCATTGGGGCGCTAACAATAACCTTGGATTGTGGTACAGCTTCTTGTGCAACTCTACGCACTGCTTCTTGATCTACTACTTTTGTTGCGGCTTGGGGTGCACGTCCCTTAAACGCACGTGCTAGACCTACGCCACCAGCAGCAAGCCCTAGGCCTAACGCAGCAAGCCCTGCAATTGCTCCATAGTTAGGACCTTGTTCAGGTGCCTTAAGTTGATTCTGCCTAAAGTTGTATACATCAGGCGCCATCCGTGCCCTTTCTTCTGCATCTTCTGGGATTGGAGCCCCAGTGGCGCGACTATAGGCGTAAAAATCAACGGGTGAAAGGGCCATTAGGGCTTATAGCTTTTATTTTTATCTTACAAATATTCTAATATTGATAATCTAGGTTACAATAAAAGAAAGAAAGTAATCAGACGCCTAAATGGACCCTAAGGCACGAGAATCAAGAATTAAAGGCCTACAAAATATTCAAAAGAAAGCCTTGAACCTTGCCAGTGAAGGTGCTGATGCATTTGAAGTACGTGATTTTGTAACAGAAGCTAAAAAAGGGCTTGCTTATACAATTCCAGAAGAAGAAAACTACGGAAAAGCTAAATCACTTGCATTAGAATACAAGAGGCAACAGGCAACAGATCCTATAGTTGACTAAGTTAAACTTAATTTAACTTACCGGGCTTAAAAACCCGGCTTTTTTGTGTCAATTTTTGGGCTAATTAGGGATTTTACATACAAAAACACCCTATATAACCCTGAATTGGGGTGCAAATTTTCTGACTGTTCTCCCACCTCGTAGAGGAAAGCGAATGTGGGGAGAAAAAAAAGAAAGGTGTAATGGGTCCATTGTTGGAGGGGAAGTGGCAGCGGGAGTAGGGCGCGTAGACAAGGGTACACCTGCTTCGTTTGAGTGTATATGTAAGAAACCCCGGCTTCGCTTGGGAGTGTAATATGAAACTGCTTCGTTTGAGTGTGTGTGTAAGAAGCGCTAGCTTCTTTGTTAAGTATATGAAGAAGGCTTGACTCCGTTGAGAGAATAAGATCTTATCTTTTTATTGATCTTAATTCGGATATTGTAACATTTGTGATACGAATTCGTATCATCCTAGGTTAGGTGGTGCTAGAATCGGTAGCTTTCGTTCATGTACGAGAGTAGGGTTCTAGCGGCAGTAATAGATAGGGGGCTGCGCATCCTAAGAACGCAGACACAGCCTAGTCCGCAGGAGATGGGCACCTGCACAGCTCACGATTAAATGTCAATCGCACACGCAACTGAGTACTACGTTGGTATTAAGCCTGATGAAATGTCTGAAGGAGGTTATCCCAGTTTTGCTGAAATGTATTTTGGAGGGTGTGAGAAGTGGTTTAGCAATAAAGCTAAGGCACTTGAATACCTGAATACATTTGAAGACTGGGAACAAGAGATGCTTCAATTAGGTGAACACACCTGGGTTGAAGCTGATATTCCGTTCTGAGTACCAGGCGTGATGCCGGGGGATCGAATCCCCCACTCAGTATTGCCTACAGCGGAGATGGGCACCGCACAACAGGAGATTCCTGTGTCTAATTTTACTGCTTCTGAGCAAGCAATTTTGCGGCGCTCTGCAGCTAATTGGAAAGGCTCCCGGTTACCAAAAACAATCGGAGGCAAGCTTCGGCTTGCTAAGACAACCTTAATAGTTCTTCGTAACAGCGAAGGACAAGTTGCCGGCTGGGGCCGGGAAGGTTTTGTACTAACTCCAGGAGGCATGGGTCTCTACGGATGGGCTGAAGAACGTGCACGTCAAGAGCACATTAACAACAACTGATCCGTTAAAGCGGGTGACCAGGTGCAAACCCTGGTCCAGTTATTGCCACACACTGAGTGTGGCTTATTCACGATCATGCTTGCAACTTTGTTACTAATGGCTACCTACGCTTTTGTAGGTTACGCAATTGGTTATTGCGTTGGTTGGTCTTGCGAAATGATTAAGCATCGTTTAATTAAGTAAGGCCAAGGGGGCTGCGCATCCTACACGCAGACATCCAATTGCATTCACACCATGGCTAAAATGACTGTTGCTGAACGTAACGCTGATTATGCTGCTCGCATTCGAATTGCAGCGCATCATATTAACCAAGGAAAGAAGGTAGTTCTTTCCAAGGAACTTGTTGCATTTTATAAAACTACTCTTGAAGCAATACTTAATGCTCTCCGTGAGGAAATGATTGAACAAGGCTTGGCTCAAGCTCCAGGAGAATATATTTATCTTGCATTGCTTCAGCAAGAAGATAGATATGTTATTCGTCGGGCACGTCTGGTTACAAAGTAATCCGTTAAAGCGGGTGGCAGGGTGCAAACCCCTGCCTACTTATTGCCACACACTGAGTGTGGCTTAATCACAATCAATGACTACTAGTACTATTGAACGCATCATAAAAGATGCAAGGCTATTGGCCCGACGCGACTCAACCAGTCAGCATCCATGCATTGACTGGAGCATTGAACAGAAACGTACCGAATTACTGGAGATGTACTTCCAGTGGCAAGACGGCGCATTAGAGTGGGATGCTTTGCATCCACTAGCACACTTCCTTAAAAAGTGTGTTGATAGAAATGCTTTGCTGCTCAAATATGAGCAGGAGTATGGCATAGAAGATTGACGATCACAAGCAGGGGATTTAAATCCCTTGCCTGTGGTCCTCATTAGAGGATCACACGATAGTTAAACCTGCTATGCTTTGGAGGGTTCAGCTGACCCTCCTGGCCAGGAGTTAACTCGTCTACAGGAACTCAGGAGAGTTCCACCAAACTTCTTTGGGCGTGATGAACCTAAAGTCGTAGCAGGCATAGGGCGCCCGCCGCACGGGCTGAAGGACTATTGCGTCCTGACCCTATACATGTCTGCAAGAATTAAGATAAGGGAGGAGCTGCCCCACGATCAGTGGCACAGCTCGTCTGTTACCAACTAGGAGAGACCGTAAAAATCCTAGTTCCCTTTTATGAAGGGGCTGACACGGTTCTTCTTCACCCCAAGTTAATCTAACACGAGCTAAGTTATAGGGGGCTGCGCATCCTAACAACGCAGACATTCACAACTACAACGGAGAATCTAATGGCTAACTACGTTCACATTGTGTATCACCCTGTTTCAAAAGACATTACGCATTGCTTTTCTGATATAAATGAAGCAAGAAAATATGCAAGCCATACTTATGGCACTGCAAACACTATAGAATCTCATCGTATGTGGGAAGAATTTCAAATCATTAACGAGAATGAAGACTCTAATATCCTGTATGGAATGCAATGAAGAACTACCATAAAATCGTAGGTCGCTACGTTGAACTTGATTCGTACCGCAAACCTAACATGCTTCACTCAAAAATGTTCGGCAAAGTATTAGATGCAACTGCCTTTGTACTGATGTCATTCATTATTGCAACTGCCGTAATGGCAGCCGCAGGTATTGACATCACACAACTACAATCACACCCACAGGAGATCCATCGTGACTAACATGACCTATAGCTTTCCACCAGTGGATGATGCACTGGCACAGCTACAGAAAGTTGATTGGCGACGTGTTGCTTACAACATTGTTATGACACTGGTAACTATCACAGCAGTAATTATTGCTGTGGTCCAGTGGAGTATCAAGACCTACCATCAGTGGCAAGCTGACCATGGCGAAGAGTTTGCTCTGAGCTTTACACAGTATTGTGCCAAGTTTATTAATGCAATAGATACTATTGCTAACTGGAATCTACAACATGTAGATGTACCAGAGCCGGTGGCTACACTAGCAAAGGTACCACGTACACGTATCAAGAAACAACAACTTAAATAAGACTGACAGGGGGCTGCGCATCCTAACAACGCAGACATCCAATCGCATTCACACCATGCTATTACCTGAACAGCAACAGATTGCTACAGCATTAGGCTATGAGCCATTGACAGAAGCAGAAGGGCAGGAGCAGTATCCTGTCGAGTGCTGCTTCCAGGATCCACTGAAAGGTCAGCTGCCATATGGCGGTGCTGTCCGTAAGAACAAGAAGGGAATACTTATGTACTACTGGATACCCAGAGGCCGTAACTACAGAAATGAAGCAGATGATTTAACTGGTTGGTACAAGGTGCCAACAATGGAAGACATTGAGGAATGGACGTTTGATTCTTACTGCCTGTCACCAGCAGGCGATGATGTAGAACCAGATCACCCTGATAGCTGGCTGTCATTACTGGGAATAATTTGACGTTACAAAATACTAAAGACTGATGACCCGTCCTAGGCATGACGTTAAACTGCCTGTGTCCCACCGCAATTCAACTCATGACAGACAAGACTCCAGAGTGCGCATGCGAACGCTGGATCAAAGAAATGAACGCTGTCCTCAAACAGGAGGAAGCCAAAGACCAAATGTATTCTGCACCACAGTGGGTGCTGGATACTATCTCGGAGTGCATAGATGCACTACAAGAGGTAACGGGCTATGACCCAACACCTGAGTACCTCTATGACAACACCGGAGGTGAATCCGCTGTAACAGCAGCAGAGATCCATGCTGCTCACTGGCAACAACACCAAGAGCTACACAAGTAATGAGTACAATCACCCCACAAATGAGTACAATGAATCACTATGTTGCATTAGTGGCAGATGCCACGGGCAGATACGCTCATGTCTATGGCAAGTACATGGCATGGGATGAGTTTTGCGATGAGCTAGAGGAGGCAGGCTGTGAAGTAATAGAAGATCAGTCAGATGAATATGTCACTGATAACACTAATAACAAAGTTGTGTTCAGTAAGCTAGCAGCAAATGCTGTATGGACACTACAAGAGTTAATAGATGCACCAGGCTTTACGCCTTTCGCATAATCCCCTCACCCCTGTCCACCATCACCACGGAATCTAATGACTGATGCTCCAATGCCTATCAGCGGTACGCACTTCGGTGCCATCATTGACTACAAGATTAAATGCGAGGGCGTGTGGCATGATCGCACCGTATACCTGGTGAACAAACAACATGCTATCAATTGGTTGACCGAAGATTGGGTTGACCTATCCACTGCGTATCTCACAGTCTTGGTCGATGTTCAATTCGACCAGCCGGTCTGCTTTCCTGACATTGATCCTATTGATGTTATGGGATATGAAGATCCGACTGATGCAGATATGATATTTAGTATGGATGTCAAACAGAATCTAGTAAAATCCTAAGTTCATTAATCAAACCTTAACTTCCCCATCCAATGTCTAACTCTGATCTGACTGTGCCTGATGCCACAAGCTTACGTCGTCTTGAAGCGATGAGGTTTGTAGCATTAATGAAAGAATCCGCTGACCGTAATGGGATTGGATTCGTTGGAGGCTTCATTGATCCTGTCACTGGTGAGAAATTTACCATGACAAATATGAACGATGACAACATTCATCCACGTATTGAAGGTATCTAAGATGATTGATCCTAAAAAAGCTAGTCAACTACTTAAAGAATCTTGTGATTTATTTATTGAACTTGATAAACGCCAATGGCAAGCATCTTATGACCAAGATATTCCTTTGTATAATAGATTAAGCAGACTGTGCAACAAAGCGTTGGCAAGATATCATGAACGTTTTAAAAAGTATGCAGGCTATTTTACGTCCGGGGACAGCAACCGGCGTAACTAAAGAACAATTCTTTGAAGAATTGTTTGCTCAAGCTAAGCAAAAATTTGTTATAAACCCTGAAGCTATTGTAGCTCGTCAAAATAATCCTGATTTACATCAGGCTTTAGTATCTGCACAACAATATAAACAACGTAAATTATCTCAACGCATAGATCCAGGATCAGTAGAACTTGATAACTTATTACATTCTGTTGGCATTCGTAGTAACTTAGCTGACACTAACATACATCCATCTATTAGTTATGTATTAGAACCAGGAGTTTACTACAAGCGTCAACATAAACTACCACCTAATCAAAGTCGACCAACCATTCAATCTCCTGGTGCTATCCAGGAGTATATTGGTTTTAAAGATACACCAATGATGGATTGGGATGTAGCTGGTCCCTATCATGCAGAACGTAATGCCACTATACGTCACCTTGGTGATGTAGAAGATAGGATTCAAAACTACATAGGGCAGAATCCTGAATCCACATTACGTTTATATCAAACACCAGGAGGTTACCGTGCTTATGATCTAACTCACAGGCAAACACCAACGCAATATAATCAATCATTTGAATTACTGGATGTAGATCCAGACTATAAAATGATTGCGCAACAACGTCCTACTGCATTACAAATGCAAGGAAACATAGCAGTTAATGACACCGAACGATTTAATTCACGCATCAATCCAAAACTTGGTCGTGTTGATTGGGTTGCTCAGCCTATTGCTTTGATTCAAGGACCTAATGCATTAATAAATCCAGTAAGTGCACAACGTGTACGTACGTATCACGATGAACCTATTCAAAAAAACTTTTTGCAGGGCGCTGCACAACAAGCAGCTATAACAAAAGTTAAAGAGAACCTACCTACTGTATCACAGTTTTTACAAGATCAAATTAAATCATATTTAAAACTGTAATTGTAATTCATTTGGATTCACATTTTAATGACTCACAAAAAATCACTGTTCAACTTTGACAAAACAATTGCTGGCATCAACATCACAGAGAATGGCATCAAGTCATTCTCTAAATCATTCCAGTTGGGTCCATTGCAACTGACACTGAATGCTCGTGACTCAGGCGTCCATGCATCCATTGGATTGCCTGGTACTGGCCTGAGTAAACGCAACATAAAGATTCTGTAACCAAGACAACCCGTCCTCAGGCATGACGTTAAACTGCCTGTGTCCCAACGCAATTCAACTCATGACCAGCACTGAGCTTTACCACATGACTGAGACCATGACCAAGTACGGCGGCAAGTTCGTAAGTACTATGGCCAATGCACTACGGTATGCTGATCCTACTAACCGTCAACGTATTCTTGATGCGTTCCCCGATCTAGTAAAATCATATGGTCCTGGTTCTGTGTTCCAGCAGCCAGCGACTATGGCTACACAACAACTGCAGGAGGTCTGATCATGATCATTGAGAACATCAAGGTTATTACATTGGATGGCGTGTATTTAATCTGTGCGGAGGCATGGATTGATGACAGGATCCAAGTAAGTCCTGCCACATGGGAGGAACCAGCAGAGTTTAAGCCTGGCCTATGCCATACTAACTTTGTTGTGGATGACCAACCTCCTGCTGACCCAGATGAACTTGAAGCCTGGCTACGTGAACAAGACATTGACTGGATCGATGTCGACCTATCAGAGGTTTAATGGAATGATTGGATTCATTATTGAGTTCAAGCCTTGGTATCTCGTCTTCCGTGGACCACGGGGACGCATATACCTAGCCTTTGGATTTGCTAAGCGTTTACCTAAGCTAAGCAAGTTCCATACCACGTACCAAGAACGTGTGCAGTTTGGTATCGAATACGACTAGGTCCACGTCCTAAGCATGACGTTAAACTGCTACTCTCACATCTATTCTCACACTAACTCAACATGCAATTTCAACTGCCCGCTAACTTGCGCACAGAACTATTAGCTTATGATCCAAAGTTAAAAGCTTTGGCTAAAGCTGCCACTACTCCTGTAAGTAAGCCCAAGAAACAACGTACTCATCTTGGCTTGCCTAATGATATTATCCCTGCACATATTGTCACACCTAATGATTTACTTGCAGCAATAATTGCTATTAACCAAGAAGAAGTTCCATATCGCTATCATACCTTTAGTCGTGTTACATATGATAAAGATATGATAGCCACAACAAAACTTAAAGCTGTTGTGTACCACTACGAATCCCTGTGGATTGCAGCATGGTTACCTAACCCAGGTGAAGATTATATCTATGGGTTTACTTATGCATTCAAGAATACAGAAACTGTATGCAAACAAGTATGGCTTAGGGACATAGACATAAAAGATACTACTATTAAAAAGTATGGACGCATAGAGTTCAATGTTTATACAAAGTTTGTAACAGCAGAAGATATATCTAATGGATGTCAATCCCACTATTGGCAACATGGAAACTTTAAAGGATACAATGCAAAAGGCAAAGAAATAAGACCAAGTGTAATACAACCATTCCGAGAAGCTATTGTAAATTCAATACCTAACTACACCGATGGTGGTGTATGGGACAGAATAGATACAGCTAAAAATAATTACCATGAACTATTAGACTTGCGTTTTGCATCAATACCAAAGAATCAAAACATTGTGCCTAGCTTTGAATTGTATATGGAAATACTAAGGGCAAAGTATACCCAAGATTCAGATAGATCATTTGCTGTTATGCAAGAAAAACTTAGTAAGCCATGGTTTAAACGTTACATCAATGAGCAGTGTCAGTTAATTATTAATACATTCAATGATCCAGCCACTAAGTCTAAGAAAGAAATTAGTTCTATACACAAAAAACTTATACATACTTTAGCTTGGATTCTAGATATCCTTGATATATATCCTGACTGCCCTATGGATTATTTACAGACTGGTATACAAGCTAATATGTTTTTATCTCTTGGTCGTATTTATTCAATAAACTATTACAGAACTGATTCGTTAGCAAAGGTATGGCTAGCAACCAACCTACCAGTGGCATCATTATTTAATATGCTAAACAAATATCTAGAAGATGAAGAGCCAAGTAATAGGCATAAAGATAATCAACTGGATTGTTATATGCTTACATTCTATTCATTTAAAGATACAATAGACATGATTAATAATGTATTAGCTGCAGGTAAAGAACTTACTTCGCCTAGGCGTTGGCGTTACACTGAGTTCCATGATCATGTACAAGCGGAGGCCTGGAAGATAAGTAACCCAAACCAAAAACTACCACAGGATTTATTCCCTGTTCCTGTCAAAGTAAAACTTGATGATGAGACCTGGACATTCATTCAACCTATAGATACTCATCAGCTTGCGCAATGGGGACAAGCAGTACGTAACTGTGTGGGTGCATCATCAACATATGCTAATGCTGTAAAAACTAAGAAACAATTCATTGTCTTATGTATGATTGATAACAAGCCTGTATTCACAATACAACTCAAGGTATCCAATGGCACTATGCATGTAGAGCAGATTGCAGGACCAAGTAACAAATCACTAACATCTATAGAACGTGAGAAGTATCAAGGTATATTCCAAGAAGCTTTACAGATCCGTGAGAAAGCTCTAGTATCTAACTGATTAATCACTGGGCAGTCAGCGCCAACCTGACGTAAGCCCCAGACATTCCACCGCACTTAACTCATGTCAATTCTATCCTGCTTCACTGGCCTCATTCCACAAGTCCATGCCTACATGGATGATGACAAACGTTATAACCTAGGTGCAACCTGGATTGATAGCGAAGGATTAACTGACCGTCACAATCTAGAGCTACGGTACGTACGTAACTCAGAGCGGCTTGCGCTCCAGGGGCAGCCACAGCCTGATGGAAGCTGGGCTTATGTAGAAGCCAATGGTACAGTTCATACCATATCAGCTGCTCGTGCTCAAGCATTCATGAATAAAACCCATGAGCATGCAACGATCATGTGTCAAATGCTTGATCGCCTCAAGGAGAATGGCATGATAGGTGAGACTCATGAGACTCAAGCCACGCCTGTAACATAACATTAAATAAAGCTAAGGTCAGCTAACCACTGGCCTTAGTTCCACTACATTACCCTTGTCCTTTCATTCAACACCATGGAAATTTCTGCTGACTATCAAGAACAAGTTGATGCATTGTATGCTGCAATACCTGAGGACAAATGGAATGATCTAATCCCATTAGTTGCTGATGAAATGGTAGGACAACTACCTGTTGCTGAATTGATTACCCTTTGTGCATTAATATTTGAAACTGGATATATAAAGGATAAAAAAATTATGTTGCAAGATCTACTTAGAGCCTTTGGACAAGATGCAACTCGTAAACTTATTGCTGAGGCAGGCATTATGCTTCTGTCCTCAGATCTAGAAACCACTCCCACTAACGACATCTACTAATCATGGCATTCCAACAACCAGCTAATAAAGTTTTCTTGAATGGCAAACCACTTACATACAAACCAGTTACATCATGGGCAGAAGAACTATCGGAGCCAACGCCTAAGGTAATTGCAAGTTCAGTTACTGTGGTCCATGATTTTGAGCTTCCTGAAGAAGATGAAACAACAACAACATACACTGCAAGAGTACTAATTAATTTTGATAATAATGGTATTGATTTGAATTACCAAGAAAAAGTAAAAGAACCTACTAGTAAATGGGGAGTAAGTTCTACACTTACTATCCCATCTAAAGTATTAGCCATTAAGTTGGCTGAGCTAATACTTGACTACTATGGGTGTTAGATAATACTAACATTATATTGTGCTGGCATTAAGTATTTACTTATGTAAGTCCAGCTTATCCACCTTACTCAAATCAAATGAACACAATGACTGACTTCCGCGCTTTGTGCGCTGAGCTGGCGACACTTGCAAAACGCGAGCACTATTACTGCGAAGATAGCTGGTATAGCTGCCCTAAAGCTGAAGACAAGTGCGCTAATGACAGCGAAGGAGAAGACTGCAATTGTGGGGCAGACATCCACAATGCAAAAGTGGAAGCCATCGCCGTTCTCGCTAAGTACGGCACCCCCACGCCGACGCCCCCAGCCGCCCTGGCCCAACCCAAGCCGGTGGCGCCCACGGATGAGGAGCTGTGGGCCCTCACCGCTCCAACCCTGATGGAACGTGCTATGGCCGGTGACGTTATCGCCGCTAAACAGTTCCTGTATGAGGCTAACTTCATCGACGAGCACGGCCAATGGCTGCCGCAGTATCAACCTATTCCCGACGAACAATGACAATTAAATGCCCTTGCTGTGATCACGATCACTGCACAACACTACGTGCTAACCGTCACCCCAGTGGTGTCATTATGAGATCACGTCTATGTGCCTACTGCAAACAACGCTTTTCTACCTATCAACGACCAGGGGAAATACACCAGACTGTTGGTTATATGCCAGAAGAATATAGAATGCCTCGACAGTATTCACCACTTACATTTGAATTAGCTGAACAGATAAGAGAACGTGTGGGTAATGGTGAGAACCAAAGGGCATTAGCTGTTGAGCTAGGTATCCATCGTTCTACTGTCGGCAAGATAGTCCGTAACATTTTATGGACAGAAGATAAGGCTAAGCAAAGACAAGAAACAAGAATTTATAAAGTATCACGTTGTTATTCAGCAGGCTGTGTCCATTGGGAACGTAAGTGCACCATGGGATTTACTGAGCTTGATGGACGTGACTGTGCATGTTATGCAAAGGAGGGGCAGTATAGTGAAGTGTCGTAACTGTCGTAGTAAAAACACACGGGTTACTTGCACTCAACATCAAGATCACATTGATCAGATGTGGCAGTACCGTAGATGTTTAGATTGTGATGCCAGGTTTAAAACCATTTGTACTTATGCAATCAACCGGCCTGGTCCTAAGCTTGGATCCAAGGGTGCCATAAAAAATGTAGGATCTGCAAATCAAAATGCAATCCTTACTGAACGTAACGTACGCGACATCCGTACCTTGGCACGCAAAGGACTAATGCAAAAAACAATTGCAGAAAAATATGGATTATCTTCTGCTACCATTAACCGAATTGTTCTACGCAAAGCATGGAGGCATGTGCCATGACTAAAAAACAAATCAAACAACTCATTCAAAAACTAAAAGATGCTTATGTAACATGCAGTGATTGTGGCGATAAGTATGGTGTGTATTCCGTAGGATGTTCATCATGCTGGACTGGTATATGTAATGTATGTGACAAACTCACAATCATTACAGAAACCAGGGACTATGCCTACTTTATAACTGGTATTAAACAACTCACCGATCAACTGAACTCACATGATGCTGCCTCTGTACCAGCGACTAAGCCAAGCCGAAAAAGCCAGGCTACGCAAGAAGTTAATTAATGTAAAGCTTATGGGTGACATAGGCGAATCACTGTACAATCAACAGACTCCTATGACCGAGGAACAGATTAAGCTATCAGAAGCCTGCAACAAGCGTCTGCTATTCCTAATGGAACTCTTGGCATAAACCAATGTAGGTTTTACTGTCAATTCAATGTAGGTTTTACCGCGTCCTAAGCATGACGTTAAACTGCTATCCAATTTACACCATCAAACAAATGTCACAACTTTCACCTCTTGCTCAATGGGTTATCAATGAAATGAGAGACATCTATGCAGAAGAATGCATTCCAGACCATGTTCATGTTCAAGCTTTATCTCAACTTTTGTTGGCAAATAACACTCCACCACATGTTGTTGCTCTTGTTAAAGAACTAGAAGCTCACTTAACTTGATTGTTGCGTCCTAAGCATGACGTTAAACTGCTATCCAACTCACACTCAACTGAACAATGAACCTCCTCAAGTTTTCCCGTGGCAATGCTAAGCTCAGCAAAAGACTGATCCTTAGTTTACCTGCTGGCTATGCATGTCCTAGCGCTGGTGTATGCAGAACATTTGCTGACCGGCACACAGGTAAGATCAATGATAGTCTTGCTGCACTAATCAAAGACGTTGCAGATTACAGATGCTTTGCTGCCATGGCAGAGACTAGGCCTAACGTACGTGATGCCCGTTGGTATAACTGGGATCTATTACGTGATGCAGCTTACACTGATTCAAAGCTTGCCGTAGATAATATGGCTGCACTTATCTTGGCTTCCATTGATCCATATGATGAAGATCTTGTAAGGATCCATGAATCAGGTGACTTCTGGACAGAGCAATATCTTATGGCATGGATAGAGGTAGCAAAACAACGTCCTAATAAAATCTTTTATGCATTTACTAAATCACTTAATATGTGGTTAAACCAAGCTGAGAATATACCAAGTAATTTCTTCTTGACTGCATCAATAGGTGGTCAGCTTGACAGGCTGATTCCAGGGCGTGAACATATTTTTATTCGCAGGGCATACGTTGTGTACACAGAAGAAGAGGCAGTGGCCCAAGGCTTAGAGATAGACCATGACGATAGCCATTGCCTCGGCAACAAGCCATTCGCACTCTTGGTCCATGGGTCCCAGAGGGCAGGCTCTGCTGCAAGCAAGGCGATACAGCTACGCAAGAAGCAAGGCAAGTTTGTTGGTTATAATACAGTTAAGAAAGTAAAGAAACTAATTGCTTGCACATAGGAATAAAGTAGTTAGTATCTAGGTATTCTTGAATCTCCCCCAGACCCCCTGGGGGAGTACCAGGAAAACACCTTGATTACTAGTAGTAACAACCATGGCTTACCTCATCAGCTGTACCTTAGATGGTATACCTCATGCCATCCAAGCAGACCAAGAATCAAATCGATTCTATCTAGTCCCATTAACAAATGAGACTGCGTTAAGTAAAATATTGTCTCATCCACAAAAGACAGGAATTATTAATATCCTTAAATGGATTGAAGACAATGATGTAGAGTTGTTCAACCAAGGGCTGGAAATTCAAGATGAGCAGCTTTACAGAAAGTAAGTTTCAAATGGTAACAGCACCAGGAGAACGCTGGTATGTATTCGATCTTGAAACGAATGGGCTGTATGATGACGTGGTAGAAATCTTCTGCCTCGTCATTTATGATATCCAAAGAAAACAAACTTTTACTTACGGGCCTGATTCTATTGCTGATGGTCTTGAGCATCTGGCTAAAGCTAACGTACTTATAGGACATAACATAATCTTTTATGACATCCCAGTCATAAGAAAACTTTATCCATTCTATACCTTTAGGTCAGCTCCGGTTATTGATACCTTGGTGTGCACCAGGCTTATATGGCCTAAAGAAATACTATATGATCTAGATCTTAGTATTTATCCTGAGGTTCCTACAAAACTTAAAGGTTCTGCCTCACTAAAAGCTTGGGGTTATAGACTAGCTGATAACAAGATTGAATTCAAAGACTTCTCTGCATACTCAGAGGAAATGGCAGAATACTGTCGGCAAGATGTAAATGTTACTTACAAGTTGCTATGCTTTATTCAATCACAAAACTATCCTGAATCATCTTTATTTCTTGAACATGAATTTGCTAAAGCGATTAACGATCAGATTATCTCTGGCTTTCCATTTGATGTGGACAAATGTCTTGATCTGGTGGATGTGCTCAGAGACCGCAAAGAAAAACTTGAAGCAGAACTGCAAGAAGCATTCCCGCCAATCATACAAGAAGAAATTTTTATCCCAAAAGTAAATAATAAAAATCGTGGATACATCAAAGACGTTCCATTCACAAAAAGAATTGAGCACCGATTTAATCCAGGGTCTCGTGCACAAATTATTGATCGGTTACATATTAAATATAAATGGAATCCAGGAAAAACTACAGAAAAAGGAAATGCAATCCTTGATGATGATGTGTTGGAAAGCTTACCGTTTCCTGAAGCTAAGCTCTTAGCTGAATACCAACTAATTAAGAAGAGGCTAGGACAAATAGCTGACGGTAATAACGCATGGCTAAAACTTGTTAATAAAGAAGATAATAAAATGCACGGTGGTGTTAATACAAATGGATGTATAACAGGACGCTGTAGTCACAGTAATCCAAACATGGCTCAAGTCCCAGGTAGTTATAGTCCTTACGGTAAAGAATGTCGTTCACTCTTTCATGCTCCCCATGGTTACACCCTTGTCGGCGTTGATGCAAAAGCTTTGGAACTCAGGTGCCTTGCTGGTTACCTTGCCTACTGGGATAACGGTGCTTACGGTAACATGGTCGTCAATCCAGATGTTGACATCCATACTTATAACCAACAACAGTTTGGAGTAAGTACCAGGGATATATCTAAGCGTTTACTTTATGGATTGCTGTATGGTTGTGGTGGAGTTAAAGCCGGTACTATTATTAATCCGAATGAAAAAGATGCAGCAGTTCTTAAGCAAATAGGAAGTACTGCTATTAATTCATTCATGGACGGTGTGCCAGCACTTAAATCACTTAAGCAAAAAATTGAAAACAATATTGCTGAACGTAGTTATCTAATTGGTTTAGATCGTAGGCAATTGTATTGTCGCTCTGCATTTAAAGGATTAAATGTATTATTGCAATCAGCAGGTGCAATCCTTATGAAGCAAGTTGTTATTAACATTAAACAAAACTTAGAAGAAGCAAATCTTGTTTATGGCAAGGACTGGATGCAAGTAGCAATGATCCATGATGAAGTCCAGCTAGTTTGCTTGCCTGAACATGAAGAATTAGTTAAGACCCAAGCATTGGCTGCGTTTCCCCAAGCGCAGCAAACCTTTAACTTTCAATGTCTTATTGAAGGCGATGTTAAGGTAGGCTATACTTGGCTTGATTGTCACTAGAATTTCGTCCTAAGCAAGACGTAAAACTGCCCTTCACTTTCCTTTTGATTCCATGAACTTCATTACTGTTTGCGCTCAAACCACACAAGAACCAACTGAGGTTTATATATCGTCTACTAATACAGCAGTACGTTGTCCTGTATTGCTACCTCCGGTAGGTAATAAAGGTGCAACGCCTATTGAATTAAATGTATATGGCAAAGGTACTGAACGATTTCTTAAAACACCTAAGGGTGCACACATTTATATTCATGGTGCCAAGCTTAGATATAATCTAGAGGCACGTAGTTTTTCATTGCATGGTGGCATCATTGCTACTGTTAACGAATCATTTCCTATTTTTAATACAGTAATTCTTAGCGGACGTTGCGTAAAAGATATTGATAAAGAAGATGCACGTGCATTCAAAACAACAGCAGATGGCTTGATGATTACCAATCAAACACTATCAGTTAATACTGGTAGAAACCAAGCCGATCTATTTAACTTCTATGCAATTAATTCAGCTGATGATAAGTTTAATCAAGCTGAGCTGTTGCTAAACATGACCAGGAAAGGAACTGGGCTTACTATCCAGGGACGTTTAGTTACTGATACCTGGGCAGATAAAGAAACTAAAGAACGCAAATCTAATACTAAGATCCAACTTGTATCAATGACATTAGCACCTAAGACTCAAGAGTCTTCCTCTGCATTTAAGCCACAGACTACTTCATCATCGGATGAACCACAAAGCTTGTGGGGTGGGCGCACTGTAGAAGAAATTGCTGAGCCGTGGGGACAAAACGTGGGAAATAACCTACCTGATCTGCCGGGGCGCTTTGGTACTGACAATGCTGACCAGCCTTTTTGAATTGTTAAGATAGCTGGCCCGTCCTCAGGCATGACGCTAAACTGCCTGTGTCCAACCTCGCTACTCAAATGACTAGCACTTTGTTTGACACCACGACCAACTCACCTACTACGAAATTAACTCCGACCATGGCTATGAAAAAATCCTCTGCTATTACAACACGTGGCATTGAATCTTTTGCGCTATTTCAATCTAAAGAATTTGTTTCGGGCTATCAAAACTTTGTCACGATCCAACCCCTCAACAAGTCTAAAACAAGAGGTTGGTTCGTGCGGAACTCAGACCTTGATACTTGCGGATGGAGCGCAACTGAAGATCAATTTGCTAAAGGTTCAGTTATCTGGAACTACAAGCAAACTTTTGGTATGGCTCCCAATACTTCAATCGAAGAAGGACTCAATTTCACTCAGCCTAGAGTTCAAGTCCTTCTACGTTCTCCCCTTATGGTTGAGGAAACTACGGGAATGAGGCAAACGATTGGCACGTTTGATAATGATGATGTCAAGTCTCTTTGGGATAATGACAAGGTTGCTGCTGATCTTGCTAACAGTAAAGGCGAAATGTACAAACGTAAGTACAGTGTACGTACCAAGTACTTAATTTTTATTCTTACTACAGAAAATCAACGGGCACATAAGCTGCCTATGGTCCTTACCTTGAAAGGACTTAATGGTACTGATGCAGCTGAAAAGATTAAAATGTATGAAAAAGAAATGTCTAAGTGCTTGAGCAAAGCACTTGACTCAGAGATTCCATTGGCATTCAATGAAAAGTTCTATGCAACAACAGTATTTACACCTCAGCTTGTTAATGACATGCGCGGCGCTAATAACGTTGAGATATGTGCTATTGAAGGGTTTGATATCCCTGATTACAGCACACAAGAAGCAGCAGTCGAATCATTAAATGCAATGAGTATTCCTGATGCAGATCGAGAATCAACTTGGAAATATCAAGTAATGTTCCAGGACTATATCAATCAACATGCTAAGCAGGATGCTGCAAAGCTTGGTGGTGCTTATGGAATACGAGAAGGAGTAGAGATACTACCTGAACTACGTAACACCAAAGAAGTTGACATAACTGCTTTGCCTAGTGCCAGGGATCCTGTAACTGGAGAAGACGATTCACTCATCTAACTCTCTGGTGTAATCTCAGGATTTGCAAGCTCACTATCATCTATCAATAGATGTTTGATAGTGAGCAATTCTTTTGCAAGTCCTTTTATTATTCCTTGACGTTGTACTGCAAGTGACAACAACAAAGATGCGTACTGCCTTAGTTCATTGACTGAGGTATTTTCGTTAATCTCTCGTTGTACTTTTTCTTTCCAAAACAAATCAGCTAACCCTGGGTCAAGTTCTAATTTGCTTAAGGGCATGACTTTGATTTCCATAAGTCTGAACAGCTTTGCTCAATGCTACCACTATGAACACAAAACTAAAGGCTGCTATCAAACACACGGCACCCTATGCCGTAGGGGGAACATTCCTTGCGGCATCACTTGCTAACCCTATTACCTGGGGGATGCTTGCCTATGGTTTGTTAAAAATTGGTAAGAGAGCCTATGACTCTGCCCCTAGCTCTGCTAAAATTCCGGCAGAGCAGGACGACCTGTTCATCTAATCACCAACTCAATTCTAACTAATGAACAATCTAATTCAAGACCAATTTAATTCTGCACAAAAACAAATCTATTCTATTAGCAACATTAAACGTGCACTACCAGAGTTTGATGAAACCACTGTAAGCGGGATCTATCTACGTGATAACAATATTGTTGTAGTACATCAAGATGGCAATGAGCTATTAGTGCCTAGGCAAGATGTGATTAATGCGTACCAGCAATTTACTGGTCGTCTTAAAAACTTTTTTGCATACCTTGGTCCTAACTATAGAGGTCCTGGTATCTGGCATAATAACTCTTACGTAATGTTAAAAGGTTGGCACTATCAACATCAGCTGAGCCACAAGACTGGTCAAGCGTTACTACAAAGGGAATGGATTGATAAGTTCATTTACCTTAAGAGTAAAGACAAGCTTAAAGCTATGCTGCAAAGTGAGCATACAGATCTTGGTCACTTGATTGCACCAGAAGGATTCTATGATTCTGATGAGGAAGTAGACATGGACTCTGATTTAGAAGAAGTTACTGCACAACAAAAGGTTAAAGAACCTTATTGTTCTTGTGGTTCATTCCAGCAGCAATTGACAAATCTATCTGAGTTCCAGCAAGAGATCCAAGGCTATAAGCCATGGTGCATTCACTTGACTTGGTTCAAGAAGTATCGTGAGCTATTGGTAAAACGTTCTGAAGTACGTGATCAGTACAGGGGGTCTGCCCCTGATAACGCATGTGCTTGGTGGTACGCTCCACCAGAAGACCATAAGTCAAAGGGTCGGTTCCTTGTCTTGTATACCAAGTCAGGATCTATGGCACCTATGTCTCACTGGCGTACGTACAAACCACAGGAACACTACACTGCAGATGATGCATGGGATCTGTTTGACGCTATGTTGAGTGCGGGGTTTGTTCCATTTCCAGGCACAAGCCTTCCTCAACTTTCTTATAAAACAACCAATGGCTAAATCACCAACGCTTCGTCAATTGTTTAATCAAAAACAAAAGATTAACAAATTAAAAGACCAATTACATACAGAAGAATGGAAATTACATTCATTAATAAACAATTACACAGGTACACGTAAGGCTCGTGTTAACTACGACAATGTTGTATACGATTTATTGGTATCTTCAAGAAGTTGTTTTAGTCAAGAGCTGTCAATAACTAAGGTAGGCACTGCAGAAGAACTTGCTGCACTAGTAAATAAATAGTAGCTATCGTCCTAAGCAAGACGTTAAACTGCTGCCCATCCATCATTCACTCTAATGTTCGACTTCTTGTTTCCTATTGTCTGTTCTATCTGCAAAGACTTATTGCTTGCGGTAAGTGCTATTGCTATTACTTGGGCTTTAAACAAAATCAAATCACAGTTTGCTTAAACAACAATGACTAACTCAACTCAAGTTACAGCAACCAAACTTGATCAGCTCAATGTTTTAAAACTTTATGAGCACTACCAAGTTCTAGAGCGTAGCCTACCTTTACTTACACCAGAGTCACAAACTTTGTGTAAGGCAGAGCTAGAACAAACTGCTAACCTGCGGTCAGATAAAATTGATCGCATTTACTACGCAATGTCTGCACATGAGGATGCCTTAGATCGTGTCAAAAAAGAACAAGAGCTGCTGTCAACAGCAAAAAAACATCATGAGGCCCAGCTCACTGGACTCAAGGGACTACTTAATTGGATACGTCGATCAGGCGTTATTAAAGAAAACAGAATTACAGGTCGCAACTATGAGTTTGTTCTCGTACAAAAACCAGCTCTCACAGTTACCATCAATAGTAACGTAGATGATTGGACCCCAGAAGAGCAACAAAAATTTTGTTTAATTCAAGAAGTTACAACAACAAAACAAACTGTGGTACGATCCATGGATGGGTCAGTTCTCGAAGAGAAAACTGAACCTAAAACCAAATCTGAAATACTACCTAACCTTGATGAACTCCGCAACGCTTACCAAGCAGGCCAGGCAATTCCCTATGGAATCAAAATTGTCCAAGAGTATTCAGTCCGACCGAAAAGACTACTCACATCTAAACGGTTGGAAGTGGAAGCATCCGAATGTAACGGAGAACTTTTATTACAAGATCGAACCTCCTACCAGTGTTGATGATGCACACATCAAAATGTCATGTCATTACCATGCGGCAGAAGACTTTGGTCTACAGATAGAAATGAATGAGATCAATCGTTCACGTCTAGCTGAAGATGAAGTCTTGCCGTACCAAGAAGATGAGCTAGAGGAAACAGAAAATAAAAAGTATAAGTTATTAGGTGGCAAACGTTTTCACCTAACAGCGGCAAGAGCCTATTGGTATCACATGGTAAAAGCAGAGAAGTAGTAGGTGTTAAAGTAGAAGACATAGGGCCTGAACCCCTGTTACAACCTTGAGTTATATTACGTTCAGGCCATCTTCTTCTGCTTACTTACTGTGGATATTCAACATCTTTACAATCTGTTAGAAGCATTTACCAATGGTGGCACCCCGTTGCCAGCGTTGATTGGTACCAAGCAAGAAATGAGGGTAACCATTTTGGTTGCTGCGCTTCTTGCTAATGACTCAGTATGTTCTCAGTCTGAACCAGCTGAGTTAGTTGATGCTGCTATTGCTTACAACAATTTAATTGAAGAACGGTTGGGTGTGTACCAGCAGCAGCAGGTCAATACCTTAGAACGTTTGCTGGAGGGGTAATGGCTAAATGGTTATCTACTTGTATTTTGGCAGTGGTGGTTACCAGTGCAAGCTTGTCGGTAGCTGACTGGGCGGCATGCATGTTTTATCTAATACCACGGGGCAATGCAACTGACCAATCCCTGTCGGTCTGTAAGGCACCGGGGGAACGGGCAGCAGGAACCCTGTCAGCACTATTGGCAACACTAATTGGTATTGGTTCCAATCCTCCAAAAGGCAGCTAGACTTTCTGGGTACTCTCATTCAAGAGATGAAAACCGATCCCAAGCCCGTCATTAGAATTTCATTTGCTGTTGACCTTGAAATAATCTATGACCCATTCCATGGGCGTACTACAACAGAAGTAGGTGAGCTGCTCCAGGATAAGATTGCTGATTTGCTTTTTGAGTTAACACCTGATATTCAAGGTGTGTTTACAAGTATTACCAATGTAGAGGATAGCAATGTTCATTGATCCTATAAAAGAACAACAGAAGGCTGACTTCATGGACCACATCTATGATGTGTACCAGCCTGGTAATGGATTGTATACAGGTCTATGGGAAAAATTTAAAGATGAAGCAGCTGTTCACTGCAGAGATGAGTACTTTCAAAGATTAAAATTTATTGAAGATTTTAATTTAGATGTGGCACTAAGGCAAGCTGCGGCCCAGGCTTTGGCAGAAGAGGAAGCTGCCCAAGTACAAGAACCTGAATTTGATCGATGAAAGAAGATGAGTTCAAGGCTAGTGAACTATCAGTAAAGGCTCAGGTATCTAGGGATGGTTCTCCCTTGGTATTCCTTGTATGGAAACCCCATGTCACAAGGTTGTTTACTGATGTAAAAGCATTAGTTAAGTGGGTGGCATGGCCAGCAAAGACGCCTACGGGTGAGGCATTTAGAGATTGGCTAGCCCAGTATGGGTATGAGAGACCAGGTAAAAAAAAAGTAGCGGATACTACTAAAACAATTATTTAAAAGCTATAGAATTTCTTTGTTATTAAATTTTCATAAAACGTGAAGTTTGCGTTATCCTGAAAAAGTATTGCTATGACAAGTATTGTTATGTCTCTTAGTGAATGGCTAGCAAATGCAGAAAAAGAACGCAATCAAGCTTGGAGTTCTTTGGAGGCTAAAGACGCAAGGGAAACAAATACGTATTTAAAAACTAATAAAGAAACGTTTAAGAAACGTTTATACGAATGCTTATATGACAACTACTTTGAATTTGTAGGTGAAAATCAATTGACCCCAGAAGAATACTATGAAGAATTTAAGCGGGTAATAGAAGATGAACTCAAGCGCACCAACAAAGAACAAGGCTTTGCTAAAGACATGTACTCAATATTTTTTAAAGAGACTCTTCCCCAACCATTTATATTCTAATGGAAGAAGAACAAATTATTAAGTGGAGAAAAGTTAAGGCCGCCTTAGAGGCGGCTGGTAAAACTGATTGTTACTTTTATCAGAAAGCCTGCGCTGGTATCCAGGGTAAAGACCTTGATGTTTTTAAAAGTGGCTTGACAACTGATACAAATAACTAACCAGCACCTATGCTGAATAACACAGTGGCTGCGGTCCCACCAGACTCTGATACAAATACAGGTTGAACATATAACAATGGATGATTGGCAAGATTATAATGCGTAGTGCCATTAGAGGTAATTGTTTGATTAGTAATTACTTTTGACCAATTGGTTCCATCAATAGAGCCGTTTAGTGCAACAACAGCATTTGTATTAATAGATGCAACTGTAACAAAAAATGTATAGTTTCGTGTAGCAATAGCTTCACCTTGCTGAACTAGCATTACCTCACCAGAAGCAGGAGCTGTTAACACAGGATAGTTGCTAAACAAATTTTGAGAAGAAGACATAACAAACTCTTTTTTATTATTCTAATTTAAGATTTTTAAAATAAGGTTTGATAGACTATACATATTGATAAAGACTTATGTATACCTCTGGTCAACCCCCCGTACAATATGTTCCTGCGCCCCAGGTGGAGCCTAAGTTTGTAGAACCTAAAACCAAAAAAACCAAAGCAGTAACAGCCAAGCCTGATATCCCTACCTTTATTCAACAGTTGATTGGCCATGCTTCTTACGCAAATCAGCTTTATACCCAAGCTCATCTAAATCATCTTAACTATGAAGCCAGTAACTTCTTTTCTATTCATGAGTTTTTAAAAGAACAATACGAAGCACATATTGAACAGTTTGATAAGCTGGCTGAGTTCACACGTAGCATGGATTACCTCATGCCTATGTGTGCATGTGGATTAAGGGACGCACATCCTGACTTTGACAATGTCACTAGTTATGATGGCAGGTCAATGCTGATGACATATCTTAAAAACCTAGAAGACTTTGCTATGAAATCCAAAGATCTTGCTATGGTTGCCAGAGAAGTTGAAGCTATTGATATTGAAAACTACGCAGCAGAACTAGCAGGAGAAACTTTTAAAGCCACATGGTTTTTAAAAGCCACATTGAGGCATAGCTAATGGATCCTAATGAATATAGAAAAGATCTTGAAAATAAAACAATTGCTGCTACGGGGGGCATGGGATTATTGCTTCCAATTCTAGGGAATTCAATAGCACAAGAAAACGCAAAAAATGATGAGTTTAATATTAACCGTGCTGTATTTCAAGCTGGACCATATTTTAAAGATGTTGATCCGCGTTTAAAAAATCTTTATTTAGAAAGAGGATCAAAAGGTCTTGAAAATTATGCTGGAGATATTCTTAAAGAATTTATTCCTTCAACTACTAGTCCGTTTGTACCTGCTGATCTTTCTTTGGCTGGTAAATATAAAGAAACATTAGAAAATATTGAATCGGTTAATAATTTAACAGACAATATTACTGTCACACCCGGCCCTAATCCAGCACGTTTTGCTACACCTGAATTAACACCAGCTGAAACTGGAAAAGGTGGGGCTAAAGGTTATATTTGGGGCAATCCTGATGAACCTCAATGGGGTTATGCACGGGGAAATTTAAATAGAAAAGTTGTTACAACTGCAAACCCAACATTGTATATGACTAAACTTGACCTTGACCCTGAAAAACAAGGACCTTTTAATACAACAGGAGAAGTTGTAAGTAATCCAACACTCATTGAAAATCGTCGGTGGGGACAAAGAAGTCAACATTATGGAGGAGATTTATATTATCCCAAAGAAAACATTAAAGCAAGAGGAGAAGTAACAGCTGCAGATTTGTATACTAAAATAAAAAATTATGGTTTTGAAAGTGGACCTTTAACTGATGTCAATCGACCAGATGAATATTTTCAACACTTAGCTGAAACATTAGCAAAACTTGAGGGAACTTCAGAACGCCCAGCGCCAATAAAACAAGTATTAGAAAACATTGCAACACCTGTTCCACCTTTGGGTATCTCTGAAAGAGAGCGTGGTGCTGTTCCTATTTTTAAAGAGTTTGATGTATTAGGCGCAACACCTGAACAAAAAGTAAAAGCAGGAATTAATAAAATTTTTCTTGATCCAACAGATGTGAGATTTGAAGTTTCTCATGCTTTTCAACCTGTATATGTAGATAATAAAGTAGTGCGGCTGGCTGTTCCAAAAAGTTTAGAAAATCCATCTACATACGCAGGTCGTAGTTTTGGAAATATTAACCCATTAAAAACAGGTGGCTTTATTGCAGGAGCTTTATATAGTCCAGAAGTTTTCAAAGACATAGAAAAAAAACAATATGTGTCTGCTGCGGCAAAAGCAGGTGCTGCTGCTGCAACAGGCGCATTAATGGAAGGTGCAGTAAGAACAGGTGTTGTTAATGCTGCTAAAGCGGGCATTGCCTGGCCAGCACGTGCTCTTGCTGCTGTTAGTTCTCCTGTTGCTGCTGTTTCAATGGCAACTTTGGCTCCTGGTTCTTCTAGAATAACTCCAAGACAAGAAGCCTATGAAAATCAATTACGCGAAACTAAATTTAAACAGGCAGAAGCTGCTAGACAACGTGGTGGTAAGTGGAAATTTCCCACACCTTTTGGACAAGTGACTATTCCTGAATTGGGCATATCAGAAGCCAAAGGTTTATTTTTTCGTTAATAAATAATTATGTCACAAGATACTAAAAAATATACTAAGCCGGAATTACGTGAACGTATTAAAGATCGTATAATGGCTGGTGACAAGGGAGGTAAGCCCGGTCAATGGAGCGCCCGTAAGAGTCAGCTTCTTGTACAAGAATATGAAAAGGCTGGTGGTGGGTACCAAGGCGGTAAAGACTCTAGGCAAAAATCACTAGAGAAATGGGGGAAAGAAAAGTGGCAAACAAAAGATGAGTATGAAAAACGTGGTAAAGCTAAAGCTGCGGCTAAAAAATACAAGGAGAGTAAGTAATGGTTGACAAAGCAATTACACCAGACGGTACTAAACGTTATCTACCAGAGAAGGCGTGGGCTTCTTTGTCAAAAGAAGAACGCGCTAAGACTGACGCAAAGAAAAAAGCGGGTAGCAAACAGGGTAAGCAGTTTGTACCCAACACAGAAGCAGCTAAAAAAGCTAGCAAGAAAGCAAGGACACCTAAGAAAAAATAACTAGGTATCAAAAGGGTCCGCACATCTTGTGGTCACCCATCTTAGCCATGAATTCATCAATGGTTTCTAGGGCGTCAAGCTTCATTAGAATCTCAGCTAAGCCTTGAATAATAATGGGGTGTTCCCCACGGGCAGCAAAGGCCAGTGCATTACGCAAGCTAGCGCCTGCTTCTTGTACTGAATCCTTTACTTGTTTTGATAATGCCATTTCAGATTCTTTGGGTTTCCTAAGTATAGGGTAAATGTACACAGAACAATTGCTGGTATTAATAGTATGACATAAAGGGTGTCAATTAAACGGACACCCTTGGATCGGAGAACCGACAGTATTAAGCGGCGGTAACCGTCCAGATTAGATCATCATACCGACCCTTAGTACGACGTACGTCAAATGTACGTACATCATCAAAACATCGATCTTCTAGGCAATCAGTAAGAATGTCCAAATGATTACTGTCTTGTATGTCTTCAATGATCAAAATACCACCAGGCTTGAGCATTGGGAAGTAAGAGTTAACAGCAAAGACTTGACTCTGTAAGGTATGTGGGCCATCGTCAATAATAACATCAAACCCATCGGGTATTTCTTCTTTAAATTTCTGTACTGTCGTATCGTTATATCCATCCATATTGTAGAAAGTATAACGATCTGCATTCATGCTATCCCAGATTTTACTGGGAGCAATGTTGGCAATGTCTACCAGGTGCAATTGGAAGTTAGGAAGGTAGTCATGCCACAACAAAGAAGATCCGCCGTGCTGTACACCTAACTCCAATAGGGTACCAGGGAGCTTGCGATAAGGTTGCAAGACATGCTCATAGATCCCGGTATAGTTATGGATGGTATTTTTATCAGTGCCACCAACAGCTTCAAACCCATTGATCTCATGTTTGTTAAGGATTGCATTAATCTCTTGTGAGGGGATGTGCCAGAGTTGGTTCATTGTTGGAAGTAAGACCTGTTGTCATCATACATGTCGATCTCAATGGACGGTAGCATTGTGATGATTCGACCTTCATAGTGGGACCGTAGGTCCTGAATGAGATAATCTCTGTAGTTATGGGCAAGAATAATGAGATTATCAGGTTTGTTTTTGTATAGGTAGTTGCGATCTAAGATTTGCATTCCAGTGCCAGGGACATATAACCCTTGCTTGGCTTCGGTATCATCAACAACATATGTATTAGAATCCGTTGCAGTACTGACATTTAGAGCATTAAGGTACACACAGCCTTTTGCTGCTGCACCAAAGTAAGCAGTTGTGCCTTCCAGGTTATTGAGAAAAACTGTATCTCTAAGGATCTTGGCATTTACCTTAGAGCAATATTGGCTATAGTCAAATTCTTTTTCTTTTTCTATGTATTTAAGATGGGCATTGGTACCAGCATAGGCAGGTTTGTTGGTGATCCATAGGCGCATTGTTCCGCCATGAATAGGTTTTTCCTGCGCATGAAAGATGGTGAGGCCATACTCCTTGAAGATTTTTTCAAGGGGCGTGACTAGCCAGTAGTAGTAATGCTCATGATAAAACTGGTCAAATTGCAAAGTTTTAATTGTATTTAGGGTATATGGAAATTCCAGGATCCAAACGCCGTCCAGATGTTGCTTAATACCTTCTACAAACTTGTGTACGTCAGGGGTATGCTGCAATACATTAGTAGAAATAATCATGTCTGCCTTGGGCAGATCTAGATCCTTATTGAAATACGCATTAACATATTCAATGTTGGAAAGATAATTATCTTCCTTGAAAGACTCACTGGCATCTACGTTAATTAGACGTAGCTTGTCATTGGTTTGTCCTTGAAAAACTTTAAGGAGAGTGCCGTCGTTACCACCAATGTCAATGATGGTGTCATGCTTAAGGTGTTTAAGCTCATGCCAAAGAAGACGGCAGTGGTTAATATAAGGCTTGTTAACCCCCGAGTAATATAAATAATTCTTATATAGTTTGTCTGATGGAACTGTAGTATCCAGCTTGATTACTAGGTCTTTATCAATAGTTGCTCTAAGTTTATATTTCTCAATAGATAATGATTCCTCTTTGGTAGTGCAAAGGTTATTGACTAGAGGCTGAAGGCCTAGATCAAGCAATACATCCTCAGGTCCATCGGAGGGCTTGGGTCCTAGTTGGGCTGTACTTCCAGTAATCGACTGGAACATTTTGGTTAAACGGCGTAACATAAGTTTCTCGGTTGGGAGGTCCACCCCATTTCCTTACATAATAGTTGTAATTTTCTTGGAATGAAACAGTATTCTTTTTTTGAAATAATTCTGTACTATTCAGTGTACTACTAGTAGCATGCTCGCTGGCTAAGGGGATGGAGCCAATCTTGGTATTGGTAAGCTTCAGGCGATAACGGTAATCATTGTCTTCAAAATAACCAGGAAAAAAGTTCTCATCAAAGTAACCAACACGTTGTAATAGTGTTGAAGTCAAGACCATGCCACACATCTCATCATTTCCTAGTCCCAGGGTCGCCCCAAAGGGTAGCTGACCTATGCGATCAAGAACTTTTTGCCACTCGCCAGGAGCAGGCCACCAATCAAAACCGCTAATAATCCAGTAATCACAGTCGGTATTTTGACGAATCGTTAGGTTGACGGCACCAGGGAAACCGGTGTTTTGATAGACAGAGCAAACTGCTACCTCATCAATATGGTCAGGTTTTGTGTTTAAGATTTCTTTGATGGCCTCATCTACGGAAGGGTCTTTCCCCATGGAGTTATCTAGGATGAAGTACCTACGTAAAGGTACATCAACAGTTTTAAAATGACGGAGAAGCTTTGCGCCATCTACTAAGATGGGAACGGCAATAATAGGAAGCTTGTTCATAGGTCTACACGCAGGTAGTCAGCATCTTCTGCTTTAAGTTTTTCTTCATATTCTTCTGCGTCTTCAGTGACTAAATCAATCACGTACCCTTCATTTTCCTCTCGATCAGTACAGATATAAAATCGAGAAATGCCACAGCCCATGAGGAGGTTTGGTCGGTAGGTATACGTAGATTGTACTTCAACCGGGATAAAGAACAGTAAGAATGGCAGTAATAACAACCAAATCCAATAATAAAGACATTATTAAGATATTGATTAGATTCATGGAAACACTAAATGTAGACTATATTTAATACAAGTTTAAACCCTGTAATGTCTGTTGATTACGCGCAGTTAAATCAGCTGCCCTCCAGGGTTACGATCAACGGTAAGCGCCATTACAACACTCCGTTCTATACAGGACCAGCGCCTTCGGTAACAACAATACTTTCTGAGACTGCATCGGAAGCTAATAAGAAAAAATTGGAGATGTGGTCCAAGAATAACCCTGGTGTTAAGGAGGCTGCTGCAGAACGCGGCACCTGTATTCACGCAGGAATGGAGTCGTACTGCAAAAAATTACCTGTTGAAATACCAGAAGAATATAAGGAGTATTGGGAGGGGATGCCCAAGATTTTGGATCAGTTTGATGAAATCATCTGGGCTGAGACACCACTTTTGGACAAACATCAATTTGCTTTGTCAACAGATGGGGTAGGCAGGGTATGGGGTAAAGACCACGAAGACCGGGCATGGGCTGGATCTCCTGACCTAATTGGGGTAGTGGGTAATAAGTTGACTCTAGCCGACCTAAAGACCAGCGTTAAACCCTATAGTCGGAATTGGCCTAAGGATGTGGAAAAGGGGTCGCAAGAATGGCGAGACCTCTTGGGTGGCAATATGAAATATAAAAAAACTCTTAAGCAATTAGCAGCATACGATTTGGGTATTGAACAAACCCTTGGCATGAAAGTCCAACAGGCAGCAATCTTGGTATCAACGCCTATACGTACTCAAGTCTTTAAGATTTCCAGGAAATTTTTGGATAGTCTTAGAGAAGATTGGTATCAACTTGTTGCTGAATATTACTCACAAATTGAAAGATGCGGGGCCTACGATCCAGACCTAATTTAAACAGGTCTTAGTGGTCAGAAGAAAAAGAAGGCGGTAGAATGAGAGGTGCTGCTTTGGACTGGTGGACATTCACGTTAGTACCGGGCAATGGATTCCATACTTTGCTCAGGTCATGTCAGGAAACCCTGATACTCCACTATGTTTCCACCTTCCCTCCACTGCTCATGTGCATGCCTTCTTAATTGTTAAAGAAGATCTGTTCCCCAAAGCACCATTTGAATTTAAACTAGAACAAGCCGCCGTACTCAAATGACCAGCGAATCAAAAGCTCTGAGACCAGGTGAGATACGGCTTGACTACATTCCCCTTGATTGGCCCCTTACTCCTTTGGGTGCCAGGAAAGATCCATATACTTTGGCTTGGCAGAACAAGCCTTTTGGTGTAAATGATATTGAACAGGAGCTAGCTGAAGGCAGCTGCAAAGCTATCGGTTTGATGGCAGGTCCGGTGTTCAATCATCCCTATGGGTTGGTATGGGTTGACGCTGATGGCCCCAGTGTAGAGCAGCTTATTATCGAGACTGCCCAGTGTTCCCTAGAAGAAGCCCTGCCTGAAACACTAACAATACTAAGTGGCAAGCCTGGTAGGTTTCGTAAATTATACAAACTAGATAAAAAACATTGGGATCATTTCCTGCGTAATAAATATGTATGGCATGCAGAGGTAAACCGTGAACAGCTCGAGGTGTTATGGAGTAAACACCAAGGTGCATTAATGGGTCTTCACCCAGAAACTGAGGGATATCACACAGCAGAAGGGCTTGGATTTGAATGGGCCAATAAACTACCTGAATTACCTGAGTGGATTATTCGTAGCATTATTAATAAAAACGTAAGACAAGGTAAGCCATCAACAGAATATAGTCGTTTTGTTGGGCCAGGGTTTGCTATTAATACTGAAATATCTCTTGAACGAGATATGAAGTTAGCAATAGAAGCTATGCATGCATTGCCCCCAGATGCTGCTGATGATTATGACATATGGATCACTATTGGACAAAGTCTTCATTCACTGGATGAATCATTATTAAGTGAGTGGGATGATTGGTCCAAGCAAAGTGATAAGTATAAAGATGGTGAGTGTCATCGTCGTTGGAAATCTTTTAGTAAGGGTGGTGGACGTAGTGTTGGCAGCCTTATTCATATTGCACAAGAACACGGTTGGAAACCTTCTCAAGAACACAAGGCAATGAATGTAGATGATCAAACACTTGATAGTGTTGCAACAATGTTGGCTCAAATGGAAGATCAACTTGGCATTAAAGTAATTGATGATGAGCATAGTGTGTTGCTGGAAGCAGCTGCTATGACTAGGGCTAACTCACCTAACAAGGGCAAGCAAACAAAAACAAAAATAAAAACAGAAGGCAGTGGCAAAGAACAAAAGCCACGAAATCCACCTGCAAGTGACATTGCAGACTTAGTGCTACAAGCATATAAAGGCAAGTTGTTGTATAGCCAACCTCATGGACAGTTTTATTACTATGAACTAGAACATCCAGGGCTTTGGTCTGCTTATACCAAGGTAGAAATGATGGGCAGCATTAGAGAGAAGCTAATAGAAATATCATTACCTAATGGTTTCAGCGCAAATCTAATGAATGATTTATTTATTCAATTGCAATCAATACTGGCTTTTAATAAATGGTATGACGGTACCAACTATTTGCTATTTGCAAATGGCGTATTAAATGTAGAAACAAAAGAATTGTTAAACTTTGATAAAAAACTTTACTTAACTCAACGTATGCCTTATTGCTATGACCCAGCCGCTACCTGTGACAGCATTATTAAATGGTTGAAGTTTACACAACGTAATGACTGGGAACGTGTCCAGGTATTGAGAGCCTGGTTAAGGGCAACGCTTCTTGGATGTTATGACATTCAGAAGTTTGTTGAAATTATCGGTCCCGGTAAAAGTGGAAAAAGCACTTATGCAAACTTAGCCGTAGCACTAGTTGGAAAACATAATACCTACAGTACAGACTTTAACAATCTAGAGACCAATCGATTTGAAACAATTGCATTTATGAATAAAAAACTGCTGCTATTCCAAGACATGGATAGGTGGGGTGGTTCAGTATCAAAGCTAAAAGCAATTACTGGTGGTGATTGGATCCGTGTAGAACGCAAGTTTCAAGCCGAGAATCCAGAACCATTTCAGTTCCATGGCTTAGTAATGATTACAGCTAATGAAGCAATTCAATCTACTGATTACACATCAGGACTGGCGCGTCGTCGTCTAACAATTCCATTTGACCGACCATTTGAAGGTGGCCCAGAACAACAACGTGAGTTAATCAAGTTTGATGTAAATGGTGACCCACGGGGAGAATTTGCTGCTTTGTTGCCTGGATTAGTGAACTGGTTATTAGATTTAACCACCGAAGAAATGCGTGAATATTTAATGAGCACAGGGAACAAAGTAAAATACTTTAAAGAGTATGAAAAAATTCAATCCCTAAGATCAAGCCCCTTATTGGATTGGATGGAGCATTCATTGTGTTACGTACCAGGTGCTGCGTGTTGTGTTGGTTTTGCTAAACATGCTCCTCCAGGAGGCAGCGGATCTTACGTTAAATGGAATGAATGGCTATATGCCAGTTACTGTGAATTCTGCAAACAATCAAATGTAAATATTATGTCAAGGAATAGGTGGGAGCCGTTATTTTTTGATGTATGTCAGCATCAGCTAAAGTTAAATATTGGATATAAAAGGAATACAAGAGGTTTGATTGTATTCAATGTGGCGCTTCGGGATAGTGGACCAGGATTTGAAAAATATCCTTCTATTGTTGAAGTTGCTTCTGATAAAGAAAAGTTTAAAGAGTTTTATGGTGAAGTGTTAGAAACTAAGAAAAGTGCTAATAAAATAGAAGATGAAAATACAACAGACGAATGAAGCAAGGGCAGCATTTAATCTTAGATCTGGACGGTTGTGATCCAATAATTCTGGATGATTACGACCAGTTGAGTACGCTGCTGGAAAAAGCCCTATGCTTGGCTGGAGCCAATGTGCTTCGTGTTATTGGTGAGCGGTTCTTGCCACAAGGGGTAACACTGTTGGCATTGTTGGCTGAAAGCCATTCATCTATTCATACATGGCCAGAGCTGGGATATGCAGCAATTGACCTTTATACCTGCAACGTAGATTCAACTAATACGCAAAAAGCAGCTGATTTTTTAATAGAAGAATTGGGCGCAACTCAAGTAGATAAAAAGGCATTAGTACGGTCTTCTGCAATAAAAAGAGAATTATGCGCATTTAGCTAGCTTTTATTTCTGCTATATTTCAAAAGGAGTTAACTGATTAATTAAATGACTGACAAAAAACCCAAGCTGCTTTGGTCTGGGGATATTATTGCAATGACGGGTTTTGCTCGTGTAACAGAAAATGTTTTGCAACGACTTTCTGACAAATATGAAATTGTAGTTCTTGGAAATAATTACTGGGGTGATCCACACGCGTTGAGAAATGAGTATAAGATTTATCCTTCTAGCAACAGGCATCAAACTGAGCCTTTTGGTGTAGAACGCATTCGAGAAATTGTTGAGATAGAAAAACCTGATATTGTTTTTGTAATGAACGATATCTGGATTATTAATGAGTTGTACAAGCGAATTGCTGATATCCATGAAAAAAAAGCTTTTAAATTTGTGGGGTACTATCCCATGGATTCGTATGGGTGGCTTGGTGCCCTGGGGGATACTGCTAATTCCTGGGATGGATGTATCTGTTATACAGAATTTGGTGCAAATGAATCAATTCGTGGTGGGATCCAGCGGCCTATCTCTGTGATACCCCATGGTATTGACAAGGTTCAGTTCTATCCAAAAGATAAGGCTGCATGCCGCAAAGAACTTGGATTGCCGGAAGATATTTTTATTGTGTTTAATGGCAATAGAAATCAATTTCGTAAGCGGCAAGACATTACCATCTCGGCATTTGCAGACTTTGCAGTAGATAAGCCAGATGCGCAACTATACCTACACATGGGCCTAAAAGATCAAGGTTGGGATCTTCTGCCTTTGTTTGGCAGGGAAATGAACAAGCGTGGGCTTAATCCAAATGGGCGAATTATTTTTACAGGCAATAATCCTGGCCCTCCTAACGTAGCCGTTGAATTTTTAAATACTATTTATAACGCGGTTGATGTTGGAATCAATACGTGTAAAGGGGAAGGGCACGGGCTTGTTTCCCATGAGCATGCCGCCTGTCGTGTAGCACAAATTGTCCCAAACCACACATCTTGTAAAGAAATCTTTGAAGGGGCCGCACCTCTGATTAGATGTGACCATGTAGATGTGGATACCAATTATGGGCGGGAACTGCCCTGTCCTAGCGATAAACACCTGACAGAGCTATTGAATGAGTTGTACTACGACCGTGACAAGCTCAAGGGCGTTGCAGACGCTTGCTACACAAGAGCCACTGATGACCAGTACAACTGGGACAACATCGCTCAACAATTCCACCAGGAGTTTCAAGAGGTGTTGACTCCGGTGGAGGAACCTGCCATCAAGGAGGCAGAAGAGGCATCAATGGATTGTGGGTGTCCCACGGGGGCATGCCCTGTGTAAGATGCAGGGGTGAGGAAGTTAAGAGCCTCTGCTTCGGCAGGGGCTTTTTTATTTGCGTAAGAATATTAAGGAAAACAGAAGAAGGTAGTGATAGCAAGGGGTCTTATTGTGAGACTAAAATGACAGTGCATAGAATGCAACTTTAGGGGTACTTTATACTTAGTAAGACGTAAATAACAGTTTTAAATCGTTTTGTCATTTTATATGACTGAAATACTACTGACAGTCATAGTTCAGTCATATAAAATTACAATTTAAAATCAAACTGTTATTTACTTCTAGTAAAGATATAATTAAGGGTAAAGTCGCATTCCCTGCACTTGACCCTCCCCCTGATGTGTTCTATAGTCGAAAAAACTCCTGTACCATGGTTCGCGCCTACAAGCCAATGCTCCCTCTGTGGTACGTAGAAACAAAACTTAAACTTTCTGATGCGTATCCCAGTGGTCTTGAGTGGGTTGAAGATGCGTACTACCACAGGGTTGGTGACATGGCAGGCAAGTGGACCACGCCAGGGGATTACTACCTGATACGCATGAACGGCGATCAGTTCCATGCCCACCGTCTCGTGTATTACTTGCGGACTGGCGTTGACCCAGGCAATGCGGACATCCTTTATGGACCTAGCAATAAAGAAAAAGACAATAGAAAAGAACTAATCTTGCACATACGTCCACAATCAAAACGAACACGAAAGCGCCAACTGGAGACGGTAACAGGCTGATGGCAAACCTTAGACTAAGGCTAACTCAAACCATTAAAACAGTTGTGACCCAAGCCAGTTTTCGCCACGTACCAGACATAGACTCACTTGAGACAAATGAATTAGAAAGCCACGGTTTTTACAGGGGTTTTCAGTGTCCTCACAACCATTTCATTCGTGACATAAAAAACCATTGGTGCTATCACTGCATTGAAAAAATTCTTTCAAACAATTGTGGATTTAATATAAATTTTATTCATGATGATTACAAGGTTAAATACCTGCAACTTTGGAAACGCATCTTGCCAGGAGACTGGGAAGACTGTTGGACTCTAACCTCTCAAGGTAAAGCTAATACTAAAAGAGTCTGCTTTCCTTCTTATCGATCTTTCTATAGCCACCAAAAATCAGAAAACGTATCCTTGCATAAAGTTCTTTATCAATGCGCCTGGGGGGATGTTGGCAATCTTACGGTGACACGATCTTGTGGCAATCAAGAATGCCTTAATCCTTTGCATTTAGTCTCCAGTTGGAATCGAAAAACACCGCCTGCATCTATTTCACCGTTTTATACAAAATTTGAAGCAGAGCAACTAATGTTGTTTGGTAAAACAAAATTACGCAATAATATTCAAGCCCTTATTCTTAAAGATATAAAACCTACAATTGCACATCCACTAGATGTGGCTGAAAATCCGGAGTACAATAATTAAAACAATAACTATAAATGAGTAGAGTATCTTCATCTCAGCGTCAACGTACTCAAAAAAATCCCCTGGTCTTGGGTCCGTTTAGCCAAACTGCTTTGCGGGAACTTACTGGTACTTTAGGACCTTTAAACCAGGTAGTAGGAAGAGCTGATACTAATCAATACTCTAATGGTGGATATGGCGGTGGTACATATAATCATTGGTTCCAAATTAATGTAACAGCACCTTGTTGGATAATCACCAAAAAAGGTGGGCCTCGTCCTAACTATATTCAAGTATCTGCTTATGATTTAAACCTTACGCCTATTCAGGGGAGGATGATATTTCAAGGAGATAGTGCCAGTGATTATTTTGGTCTTTCTACTCAGCACTACCCTTACAATGACCATGTAATGGGTGCCGCTTCAGATCTATACAACACATCAAATCCAAACAGTATTGGCAAAGGTAGCGATTTGTATTTTCCTTTAGAGCAAGGAAATTATTTAATTTGTGTATCAAGTACACGTAATGAATTATTAAACTACACCCTGGCTTTAGTTGTTGAATTTTCAACAACAGAAATGTTTTTGTTATTGGAAGATTCAGATGGTAGTTTTTTAACAACAGAAACAACAATTGACTTAGAAAACACTATTGTTATTGGACCTTTATTTAATAGTAACTATACTATTCCCACAGGCTCTAATGCTTATACCTTTTTATCTGCTGCTGTGGACCCTGGTTTTTCAGTGACTGTACCGGAAGGCTCAACCTGGTTGATTGGTACTTTAACAGTAGCGGGCGGTGATTTATTTATAATTGAACCTTCTCCTACATATGATTATGATTCAGTTCATGAACACTCACGCTCAGAATGGTTGACCGCTTGGCGTCGAGAAAGAAGCCCAGAAGATTCACTGCCTGCAATTTTTGATTCACTTATAACAAATGTATGAAGCATAAAATTAAAACAATTACAACAAATCAAGGAGTATGTAAAGTTAGGCTTGTGCCCTGGTTGCGGATTAATGAAAATTATGTTTGGTTATTTTCATTTGGGTGCGGCAAAAGCAAACGTCAACTTAATGATTGGTTAAACAAAAGACTTAATAAAAGGGCAAAAAAATTATCTAATCAATTGTCTGGTATTTCTGGATTATTGCCCCATGGTTTTGCCATACGTCAATTACGGGCATGGATTCAAGATTTAAAAGAGGGAGATAGTATATTTTTTACCTGTGAATCTAAAGAAAAACTAAAACAATTTGATGCTTACACCAAATGGTTCACTCGGCATGAAACAAAAAATTGGTATATAAATGAAGAGTTTTTATTGTTTCAATATATTAAGCCACCATGCACCACCCAGAATTTGGACCATCTACCAACCAGCGCGGATTAAAATTTTTATAACTGTAATGCAATTTAGCTCCATTCTGGCTTATATACTCACCAGTAATTAAATCGCATTCGCCCCATGGATCATTAACCCAATATCCACTGGAATCATACCCAATAATACAAAGCCAATGCCCATTTCCTGTTGGGTAACTAGCTGAGCCATGATGCAAAAATCCCACTGGTACAGGTTTATTTGCATCAATTTGTTTTTTAATTAACTCAGGTGTTCCTTTAGTGTAAAATTTTGTTTCTAATCCAAAATGAAACAAAGTTTTTAATTGTGCTGTGCTATCAGTGCTATCACCATAGGTAAAGACTACTTTTACGTAGTCATTGTCACCCTTAATGGCTGTAGGTTTAAGGTATTTTAGCATCATAGCGCAACTTGAGCTAAAACAAGTTCTACTTGCATCACGATAATTATCTCGTTGACTCATGTAAATAACAGGTAACGGATTTTGCTTAGGCACATTATTCTCTGGTGCCTTGAGCTTGCTATCCATTACCTGAATAAGCTTTGCGGGATAGTCAGGATCAGTAGCATACCCTTCTGCTTTAAGTTGATTGGCTGCCGCATTACGGTTAGGTGCATTATTTACACCTTTGTAAGTTTTATAGTTTTTGTACCAGCGATCAACTAGATATTTAACAGATGTTTTTAGATCTGGGAAATCAATAAAACCATCTGTAATGGTAACCCAGGTTCCATCAATACATTCTTTAGTTTCAAGATTTGAACCTTCTCCTTTCTGTCCAAAATAATTATTTTTTCCTGATGGACTAGATCCCCAAGCTGATTCCAAGGCCCATTGTGCAGCTACTAATTCAGGAAATTTTGCACCTGTATCTTTGGCTGCCGCATAGACACCATCCCAAGTATTGCTATATGTTTTAGTTGACGCTTCTGCTGCGCGGTACTTTTTGCTAAATTCTTCCAGGGTTGTTAGTTCTACTTTTTGTTGAAGCCAATCCCACGCTTCTTTTTGATGCTTTAATTCTTTGTAGAATTCAGCAGCCTCATATAATTTAATAGACATAATCAATTAAACACAACAGAATCAACAACTGAGTCACTGCTGCCTACCAGTGTATTATAAACGATACCAGCAACACTTGTGATGCCATCAAAAACAACAGCATCAGAAGAAGAACCATCCGATGAATCTTCTGGTTGAGGCGGATTTAATTGTGGCCAAATAAAATATTCACCTCCAGTTACGTAAGCAGCAAGTTCATCTGTGCTTGTAGTGGCTTTAATCTTTGTTATTTTTTCATTGCAACTTAGGCGAATATCTTGTCTCCAATTTTTTAAGTTAGTGTCTGCAGGTGTACCGTTATCAACTTGACGCACCAGTTGCCAATCACTAGGAGACAACAAAGTATTTGCAGTAGTAGCCGTTTGTCCTGTCCACTGCTCAACCAATTGTGTATGGTCTTTAGGAATTAAATTACCTTCTGCGTCATAACCCCAATAAAAACGCTGATCATAAAAACGAGGATCAGGAACTTCTGTGATTCCAATGGCAGCCCGTTCTTCGGGTGTTGATAATCGAATCCAGTTTGCCGGATAGCACGTACCGTCTGGCGTTGAAAACGGTGAGTCTGGGCTAAGGGGCTGGCCGTTTAAAAGAAACATGTGTTTAATTTTACCTTTGTTTATTATACGTCATTTAAAAGTTGTTTTTTGAACAAGGCCCAAGGATATGAAATACTTGTTTTTTGATTATCGTTCCAGTGCCTTATTACACCTGCAACAATAAATAGGTTGGTTAATAAATAACTAAGAAAAATTACAGTGCGGATAAGAGATACTAAATCTGCCTCTTTGTCACAAGAGGAAGATTTTTCTCCTAGTGCTTTACACCAAAGTCTCCACATAATTAGAGGTTCAGACTACTAAGTACGCCTGAACTACCTAGGTTTTCTTGGTAGCTCCAAGGGCACCATACCACTGGGTGAAGCCATTTGCAAGCGATGGAGAAGGGACAGACCATATTCGTGACACCACGAAAATAGTTACGAGCACGTTCGTAAATTTACAAGCACGTTCCTATATACGAGCAAATGCCGCTACCAGAGAACACGTGTCCACTACTCACCTAGC